CTTGGGATGGGTACGACCTTGGGGCTGCAACTGTTTACAAGGGGCTCTACGATCTACTTCAGAAGATCAAAGCTGCTGGAGTCTATGTCGCATTCGAGAGGTACACTCCTTTTGTCATGCCAGCTGTCTGGACTGAATACGCGATGCCCATTGCAGCTTTTGCTCTTGCGTACAATGGATCGCGAATAGTAGCTGCTGGAAATGGCATTGCGTACTCTGACGATCTTGGTCATACCTGGACGAACATTGTGAGTCCTCCTGCGGGTACATGGACAGGAGCAACTTGGGATGGAGTCTGCTTCATATTGGTAGGGCTGGCAGGCGCGTGCGCTATATCTCCAAATGGAACGTCTTGGGGATCGTTCTCGATGCCAACAGCGGACACGTGGTATTCACCTGTCTCCTACGCTGGGACCGTCGTTGCAGTGAGCGATGCTGGAACGTCCGCTGTGTCCACCAATCATGGCGCAAGTTGGACTGGTCATAACATCATCGTTTCGCCTACTCCGAAGGTGTTCACTAGAGTCATCCATAGTGGATCAAATTGGGTGGCAGTAGGCCAGGCTTGCGCCACTTCTCCAGATGGATCGACTTGGACTCCTCGCGCAATTCCAGTCCTAGAAGAAGACGGAGCCTACATGGGCTTGGTCTCAGATGGCTCTAACCTCATGGCAATCGGAGCTGGGTTCATTATCCCATTTCCAGATCCAGGCCCTCCATATGTGGCTATCTGCAAATGTGTCATGTCTACTGATAATGGAGTCACGTGGAGCATCGTGGCATATCCACCACCCATGACGCCTTTGTCGATGGCCTGGAACGGGCATCAGTACGTTTCGGTTGGAATCCAGTCAGCATCCTTGTCGGTGGCAGTTGCAATAAATTCACCGGACGCTTCTTTGTGGTCGGCCGCAGAAGTGATTGCCCACAGAATGCAAGACATCATAGCGATCGGTGACATCTTTGTTGCAGTTGGAGACCAACTTTTTGCAGCTACTACGTCTTTGACTTGAAAGAAAGGAAGCACCAATGGCAAACGACCCATTCAGCAGAGAGATCATAAATGTTCGAGAGCGGCCTCTGTCAAGTGACACCAACATAGCGGAGAGCTACCTAGACCGATCTCTGCGTGACTTCATTCGTGCTCTGCTGGCACCGGACCCGCTTGCGGTCGTGACTGGCTTCCTCAATCAGAGCTTCAAGGTTGTTGCCACGACTACGCCCAGCATGACGGTGAACATCTCTCCGGGCCTTGGGTTCATCGACGATGCTTCCGATGTGCCTACAGCAATTGGTGGTGTGCTTGGCGTGAATGATGTGTCCACGATGAAGCCTCTGCCGCTCTCTGCTGTACAGCCCATCGTGATTGACGGAGCTCCGTCTGCGGGAAACAGCAGGTACGACATCATCGAGGTCAAGTGCGACAGAAGGTCACAGGACCCAACCTCCAGAGACATCTTGGACCCTGCAACGGGCGTCTTCGCACCAAACCTCGTCAACAAGACGCTCGCGTTCTACCTGGACGGCAGGAACGCGCGTGTCGTTTCTCCTGCTCCTTCTACGACGGGCATAGGCTACAAGGTCGGCGTTGCAGCAACGTCAGGAACGGAAGTCGTGCCTGCAACGACGGCTGGATACGTGAAGATTGCAGAGATCCACGTCGTCAGTGGCGTGACCACGATCACAAACAGCGTCATCACAGATACTCGGCCCGGCTCGGGCTTGGCACTACTCTTAGGGAACAATGCGTTCCTGGGAAACAACACATTCGCAGGTACGAGCATCTTCAATGCGGCTGTGACGATTGCAGCGTCGCTGCTTCTGAGCGCTGGAGACCTAACGCTGAGCGCTGGCAACATCGCGATGACCAGGGCAGCCCTTCAGTCAATCCTGAAGGGCGGCACCGGCGGATTCGACATCGGGACGTCGATCGCGTCGGACTTGCGCGTGCTCCTGAACAACGTGGCGCAATGGACGTTCAGAGCGAGCGATGGGGCACTGCTTTCCAATAGCAAGCAGATCACCGGGTTGCCGACTCCGGTCGCGGCGAGCGATGGGGCGAACAAGGGGTATGTTGATGGGCTGACGACCAGGGCTGCTCCTGCGCTCTCTGCGACATGTGGGGCTTTTGTTACTGCTTCTGCATCCTACGTTGACGTGACTAACCTATCCGTAACGATTGTCACGCACGGCAGACCCGTCGTTGTGACTTTGGTCCCTGATGGATCAGGCAATGGTGGGGATATCAACGTAGACGGCGTTAGCGTGGAAGACACGAGAGGTGTTTTTGCTATTCTGCAAGATACCGTGATCGTACATGAGTACTCTTTAGGTTACAAAGCTGCTGCTCCAGCGGACACCGTCCTGTATCTTTTCGTCCCTCCTAGTGCGGTTAGCTGCGTGGTTGTGCCTAGCGCCGGATCTCACGTGTACAAGGTACAAGCTAAGCACATCACTTCGGGTCGAAACACTGGTGTATCACTCTGTAAGTTGTTGGCTTACGAGATCTAGAACGGTACGGAGAACTGAGCGCCTATTCTCCAATTGTGATAGACCGTATGCGACTCGATTCCGATACTGACGTACTGCCAGCCATCCCGCCAGTTGCGCGGAAGGATGATGGATACACCTGCGTGGATCACGGATGTGCTCAGCATGTACAGTGCGAGGCGTCCTTGAGACGGGCGCTCTCCTAGGAATGGGTTTTTCTCGGCACCACGATGTTTTAGCTGCCATGATGTTTGAGACCAATCAGCGACTATCAGTGCCATAAAGGCCAGCTCTCTGATTGTGTCCCCTGTTGACCACTTGCACGACTCGGCGTCATCACCGATGCAGCCCAGCCGGAAGGTGCAGGCAGGGTCTCCCGAGCCGATACAGTTCGGTGCGGCGTACGCTGGAAGGGCGTACAGTGCCAGCGCAGCTAGGACAGCGGTCTTCACGGAGCCCTCCTCGTGTTGCGCCTTGCTTCTGCCGCGACTGTGCGCCTTGCTGACTCCATCGCTGCCGGGCACAGGTGCAACGAGCGGCACAGGTCTTGGAATAGGGCCAGGGTCATGATGTTTTGTCTCCGATCATCTCGTCAGCCTCGCGTAGCTGCTCAGCCTGCTTCGCCATCTTCGCTCTCCTTACCATATAGTAATAGCACAGTTTGTGCCACTTCTCATCTCAGCAAATCCGGAAGGTTGCGCGATCATCAGACGAGTAAATCTGCACTCAGGGTGCGCACTGATGACTCACCCCGTATGGGTGTATGCTAGTTACCTACATCTAGCGCGAGGGGGTAGATGTGGCGGGCCTACCCGGGTTAGGATGCCCCTGTGCAGCTCGCGCTAACAGGAGTCCACCCAGACGGCCCAGGCCGAGCCCCAGGCGTCCCACCGAACCCGCGCGTGGCCGTGCGCTGGCCTCTAGGGAGCACGGTAGCCATCCGCCTGTCCGTGGTCTCTCAGGCCAGTGGAGCGCCTGTAGACCTGTCCCTCGGGACCGCGCCGAACCTCACGGTCGTCCGATTCAAGGCGCGCAAGCAGCCCCTACCCCTGTATCAACCACTCTTGTTGGACATCATAGGTACACTGCCAGTGCCTTACGTACTCGGCCAGTCCATCATCACGATCACGCCTACGATGCAGCGCATGGTTCTAGAGCAGAACATTTTCCGTGCGTTCTACGATATCTGGATCACCCTCCCAGACGGATCGCACAATGCCATCATTCCGACTTCACCACTTTACTTCGAGCCTGCTGTGACAGAGTTCTTCTGATTGGAGATCGCATGGACCCAACACTTCAACAGCACTCAGACATCACATTCCTTGCACTGACCATCTGGAGAGAAGCACGTGGAGAAGGGCACACCTGCAAAGTTGGCGTCGCTTGCTCGATCTTAAACAGGGTCAAGAATCCAAAGTGGTGGGGAGACAGTGTCTCTGCCGTGCTCTTCAAGAAATGGCAGTACTCTTCACTCACTGATCCGAAAGACAGACAGCTCACGACCTGGCCATCCGTTGCTGACGTACGATGGGAAGAGTGCTTGCAGATAGCCACGGCTGCTCTTGCAGGAACGCTTGTGAACCCTGTCGCAGGTGCAGACTCGTACTACGACGTGTCTATCAGTGCTCCAAGATGGGCAAAGCCTGAGATGTTCGTTGCACAGTTGGACAGGATCAGGTTCTTCAATACAGACAATGATCACGAGCTGGACGAAACGCACGTAGCCCCTACAACGTAAAGGAGCAGCACAATGAAGAAGATCAACTACCTCATGTTCACACTCGTTTTCGCCATCGCCATCCTCTGCGGATACGAGATCGCACTTGCTCAGACTGCGCCTGCACAGCCTGATGCTGGAACTCTCATCGGAACTCTCATCTCGGCAATCCAGGGAAGGAACTGGATCGTCCTGGTTGGAGTCGTTCTTTCTCTGGTGATCTACGGTCTCCGAACGTGGGGAGGCTCTATCGTTCCGTGGTTCAAGACGAGCCGAGGGGGTGTTGCGCTCACGCTCATTGTGACCATTGTCGGAACTCTTGCGACCGTGCTCGCCGCAGGAAAGTTCAACTGGAGCTCGCTGATAGACGCTCTGGCTGTTGCAATGACGACGGCCGGAGGCTACTCCATGTTCCGCAAGCTCTTCTTCCCGGATGATGTTGCTCCTGCTGTGAAGGTCTAGAACATGCCTTGGGCTTCTGTGATCATCGGCTTGGTTGGTGCTCTAGGCTGGGCGTTTGGCTTGTGGCAGCTTGCGCGTGCATCGTCCGCAAAGAAGGACGTAACCGCGCAAACCAAACGAGCCGATGACGCAGAAGCTTCATTCGCGCAGGCTTTGGCAGACAAGGAAGATCAGAAGTCCAGATACGAGAAATTCATAGCCGAGCTGAAGAAAGAGGTTTCGGCTTTGGAGGTTCTGTTCAATGCGCACGCTGACGCTGATGCTTTGCGTGACCGTCTCCGCTTGCTGCTTGATTGGCAAGCCCAAGCCAACCCCACCACAGGAGGGCTGCCTCAAAAGCCCCCTACCTAACCTTCTGTCTGTTCAGTTCGCTGGTCCTACTGAAGGATGTCCCGATCCATTCATCGTGTGCTTTGACAAGGCAAATCTTGCGAAGCTGGAATCGAACATGGCTGAGATGCAGAAATACGCGACAGAAGCGTGGCTGCTGTGTGGGGCAGAGTCTTCAAAGAAGTAGCTCACCCATGGAGAAATAGCGCATGAAGATACCTAGGATTCCAGCCCCTCGTGAGCGCCCTTGGGGCTACATCATCGTTGCAATCGTGATCCTTGGTTTCGTACTGGCCGTCATTTCTTGCGGCCCGATTTCATTCACTCAAGAGCCAGAAACAGTTGGTACAGTCCAGAGCGCTGCGCGCTGCACGTGCACTCAGATTATACCGCCCGCAGTTCCAACCCCTATCGTTCCGAATGACGCCTGGATCGCGCACTACGGTCTGTCGTACTGGAGAGACCCACTTGGGATCGTTCGCTTTCAGGGTTCCATCTCAAGCGCGAACGGTCTGGACGTACCTGTGACCATCATGCCTTTGGCCTATCGTCCCACAAACTACCGGTCCTTTGCTGCGTCTGAAGCCTACCCAGGATACGTCGGGTCCGCTCGCGTCGAGGTTGACCCAGATGGAACCGTGAGCGTCACGCCGATTCGCATAGGAGCCGTGATCAGCCTGGATGGAATTTCGTATCTTGCAGCGCCTTGAAGCACTATAGGGGACACAATGAGACTCAAAGAACTGAGAACACTGATCTTCGGCTTTTTCTGCTTGGCGACCATAGCTGTGGTTGGAGTCATTTCATACATCGCGATTTCCTTAGCAGATCAAGCATCTGTTCCCATCATCTACATGAGGCTTTGCTTTCTCGTTTTCATGATCGTGGCAGTGGTAGCAGCCGTCTACATTTCAAGCTCTCTGAAGGAGGCAAAGGACTTCGTGTCCGAGTCAGCAAAAGCCTATGGTGAAACCACAAAGAAAATGGGGCTTGCGAACGCGAGTGAAGCAGCCTTTGATAGAAAAGATCAGTAGTTCAAGGTAGGAGGCACTAGGTGGCTACAGAGCGCTCTAACAATGAGATCAAGCACAGCATGCTCGGCGCTCTTTACGATTTCGTTCTTTCGTGGAGGCAAACTGCAACAGTCATTTTGCTCATGGCTGCTTCTGTTGGTCTTGCATCCAGGCTCAGTCCGACTTGGGATCTACGCGGTCGTGAGCTTTTCCTCACCATCGCGTTGGTTGCTGTGACGATCAAGATTCTGGTGCCACCTGAAATGAACAGAGCAGTCCGTGCTGTAACGGAGGTTCTATTGCTACAAGTACGCGCAGCAGATGCTTTCGAGAAGAGCACCATGGACAAGTTCAACAGTTCCGACACGAGAATGACTATCATGGAAGGGTCTGTAACAAAGCTGAAGGAAGAAATGCAGGCAGAGATTAACAAGATCAAGAGCCATCTGAGGAACAAGCTCCCAATCACAATGCGGATGCCTCCTGAGAGCTAACATGGCCAGCTCTACGTCTGAGCGCGACCTGCGCGAGGCTGTGTTTTGGATTCAGCAATCCAAAACTGCGCTAGAGCTTGCAGACGCACTGCTCGTAGATCATGAAGAGGTGCGCAAAGTTCGGCGGGCTGTTCAAGACCTGACTGAGCGCACCGAGTTCAAGATCACTTACTTGATCTAGAGCAGTCCTTTCTTCATTGCAGTGATAGCGGCGCCTGCTGCGTCTGCAATGTGCTCATGCAACGTAGTTCGTTTGGGCCAGACTATGTCAGGCAGGCGCTTCTTGACGACTGCTATGATCTTCTCTTTGGAGTTCGACTTGCGCTCGTTTTGATGGTGCCAAAGCTCGCGCTTTTCCTTCTTTGTCTTGGGTGCTCTGGTCTTGCCCCACTTTGGACTCTCCCAGCCTGGCAGTAGAGCCTTCTTGATTGCGAGAGGGCTGACGCTGTGCGTTGTTATGGCTGCGTCACTGGTCTCAAGGATGGCTGAGAGCACACCGAACGCAAGCCCTATCTTCCAGGCTGACCCTGCGTTCCTGGGTAGGCTGGGGCCCTCATAGACGATAGTGTTTGGATGCCATTCTCTGATGACTATGTACAGCTCTTGGGCCAGACGACTGGCTCGCTCCATGCCCGTACCACCCTCTAGCTCTATGACATCTGCTGCAAGGGTTGTCAGCTTTCCGCTGCGGTCTTCGAGCACGATCCATCCACAGTGCAGTAGACCAGTGTCCAGACTCAGTATTCTCATATGATCCTTGTGCATAGTATGTATCCAATCCGTTGCCTCATCGTCCACCAGAAAGGCTCTGAATCTGTTCCTATCGGGTTTGGCTCTTCTGAAAACATGCCGTACTTGTGATCTCTTGGTAAGTGGCAATCCATACAAGTCACGGCCTTGAACGTGCTTGCACCATGGTAGAGTTCTGGCTCGTAGAAGTGCTGTATCCTTGCACCTAGCCTGACCAGCGATTCAAACAAGGATTTCTTCTCTCTCATTGAAAGCTTGCTCATAGACCGATCAAGTCCTTGCATGTAGTCACTGGTCTATTTTCTCGCTCAGTTTGTTCACAGATCCAGTTAAGCAATGTCTCATCATACGATGTGCCGCAGTGCATACAGCGCTTAGGCAGGGACCAACTAGGTTTTCCCTCGTAAACATGCTTGAACCTTGCGCCAAGTCTGGTTAGAGCCTCAAGTGTCAAACTGATCTCTTCAGGAGTCATACTAGCTGATCAACTTTCTGCAAGGAACGAATTTGTCTCTTATAGCTCGACTCCCCTCTTCGCCCTCGTAGCACCACACCCCAAGGGCGCTCCGAAATTTTATTCCACACCACATGCAGAACCGCCATTCTCGCACTGTAGGATATAGCTCTGCCCTTCGCGTAGCGAACACGTGCAACGCTGGAGCGCCTAGACGAACCAATGCTTCAAACAGCAGCTCCTTTTCTTTCAGACTGAGCTTCATCCTTTGACGAACCCTGTTCCTCTGCACTTTGGGCATGAGATCATGCTAGCTTTCGCTTGCATCTTTGCAGCGACCGTCTTCCCGGAAGCAGTCAATCCACAGTGCTCACAGTAAACAGAATCACGTTCGTGCAGAGCAGGACAAGCTACAAGCGCACCCTCGTCTGTGTCTGTGATGATGAAAGGCTCAGGACTCTTCGAGCCGCTGCTGCACTTCGGACATAGCCATTCCTTGTCTGATGGCTGATACTTGGTGTGTTTTGCTATGCAGCTCACTAGTGGACGTGACATGTGCTTACCCCTTTGATCCGTATTTGCAGCTCCAGCACTTCATCTGTGTTGGTATCTGCTTTCCAGATCTCTCTACAACGTGGATACTGTGACCGCATTCAAGCAGGATCGTAAACCCGTCAGAGACACGTTCAACCTTCACCACGAGCCTGGTGTGCTGAGCACTTTCAGGCTGTGCAGCCTGATCTTTAGGTGTGCTACTCATTCCCCAACATTCCAAGTATCTTTGATGGGTGATCGGCACAGTCAACAATTGTGCAGTTTGCGCAGCTCACTCTGCCTGTAGCTAGAACCTTACGAGCAAACTCGACTCGATTGTCTAGATCTCCCTTCTTGTTATCTTTAGCCTTCCGTGTCTTTTTCTTCTGCTCAGTCATCAGTCAACCTCCACTTGCTCACCCCAATCACATGGAGCTCTCTTGTAGCGTCCGACCAACAGCCAGATGACTCGGATGCCTACAGGAGCTTTCTCAGGACAAGTACCGTCGCCATCCGTCGCGAAGATTAGGATCTCCGGACGCGCAACTTTGCCCGGCTTCTCCGCGAGAGAAAACACAGGTGTAAAATCGGTCCCACCTCCACCTTTCATCAGTGGAATGATCTCTTCCCACCTAGTGACCTTCTTTACCTCGTGCACGTCCGCGTCTGCTGCGAGGAACGTAACAGGTGCTCCAGTTGCCTTGATAGCTCCTGCACCCTCTCTCAGGGCAGCAGTCAGCTCTTCTTTGCCCATCGAGCCTGACGTGTCACAGACGAACCAGACCTCTGGGACGGACTTGCGCAGGGCTGGCAGGATAGGCTTGCCGACTCCGTAGCCGAGCCCTGCTTGACGCCTGGAGGGCTGGTCGTAGCGATAGTCCACAGCACCCATCTTCCAGGCGACGGCCATCTTTGTGGCCCTGGAGAGCTTCTGTTGCCATGGAATCTTCGGAGTGCCTAGCTGCTCGTCTGCCCATCTCAGGTAGGCTTCAGGCACGTTTCCTCGACTTTTGGCTGACTGAATCTCATGTGCTACCTGCTTCCGGATGCGCTCTTTCTCAGTCGCAGATCGCCCACCTTCCGCTTGCCCTTCTGGCTCGTCTGGCATGCTGTGTCCGCCTGCTGAGCCACACCAGCCCTGACCGACGCTGGGCTTGCTTGGCGCTTTGGAGTGCCCCCCTTGCCCATCGCTGCATTGCTTCCGGATGTCGTGGTAATACTGCTCAGCCAGACCGCCATCTTTCAGACCGAAATCTGCTGGCTTGATACCCGTACCGTGCGGAAACATTGCGCCTGCTGAAATCATGTCGTCGTTGATCTCAAGGTCTCCGGCAATGTTGAAGAGTGTGTGATCCAGACTAGCCTTTTCACAGCGCTCCGCGTGCCTTCGGAGCACGTGCCAACATTCATGTTCCAGAGCGCAGGCAATCCCGGACACATCCCACTCCTGAATGGCTTGTGGGTCCCAGAGCAACAGCCATTCCTTTGTGACACCCACAGTCCCGAGCCCTGGAGTTTCTCTCGGCACGAGTGCGTACAGTACGCTGGACAGATACGGTGAGCGCTGACGCGCCTTGAGCCGACCTGCCATCAGTTTCTCAATAGGCTTCATTCACCACTCCTGTGGTCAGAGCGTTAGTTGACAGGTTGATCGCCCATTGCTTGTACGCCCTCATCCCGAACAATAGATGATCGCCTTGCTCTGCAAATGGAACTTCTGCTGTTCTGAGCCGTCTGAGCAAGCTGTCTCTGCTTTGGAAATACTTGCCCTTCCAGTCTCGGGCCGTTCCACGGATGGTAGAGCCTGACAGGCTCTCAATCCCCAAGATGATGTTTCGCTGGTACGATCCCTTTGCGAGCTTGAGCGCAGCATAGATCGCTTTGCTTTCACTCATGCGTTTCATGGTCGGCCTCCTAGTCCGAAATTCCAGCCGCAGAAAGAATGGGGGCTAGCTTCACGAGGACAGGTGTTGCAGCTGAGACAGACTTTCCGCTCAGCTTTGATCGAACGAGTACCTGTGCAGCAGGCACGATCACGTCTGCGGCGTCTTTGGCAACCTCGCTCATGATAGTCCAGAGCATGTTCGCGCGGTCTATTCTCTTGATGCACGTCGGAGGCGCGACAAGGGCAGCACACGAAGAAAGCACCGCGCTTGTTCTGTCCAGTCTCTTACCATCGTGCTTGAACTTTTCCTTCCCATCCAGGACATCGGCTGGATTGGGGAGGTCTTGTTTCTCTCGGAACGTAAAGAATTCATTTGACGCGCCAATTCCGACGAACGACGCAACGATCTCTTCCTGGTCCGTGTTCGTACATCCGTGCAGATCTGCGCCTGCCAGAGCACGAGTCGCTAGCTCCCAGGTTCGATGGCTCGGCCACGCGGCTGATGCGCTTGGGTCGCCCTGCTTTGGCTCCATGTGCAGCAGGTCTCGCCGGGAGCGGATGAACGCGGTCACGGCTCCAACAGACTGAGCCCAATGATCAGGCCAGAGCTTCATGACACGCTTTTCCTCGGTCTCCATGACGATGGGCTTTTCGTCGTCATCTCTACTGTTGTTCGCTCCGGCCACCATGTAGATGACCCATTGCTCTGCTTCGGGTGCAGGCCAGGTCATATGACCTGCCCGATTGGCGACGGCGGAATCCAGGTCCCAGACTCCTGCTGCTGTGTCTGCTGGATTCATCGCAGCGAGCACACGGACGTGATCGCCTAGGTATGCACCACCGACCCGTCTGTCGTTTACGAGACCGAGTAGGTACGGCTGGAGAGCATGTGGAGCCCGATTGATCTCGTCGATGAACACGAGTCCACCTTTCTCCATAGAGAAAAACCACTCAGGGGGCGGATAGGCCAGCTTGAATTTTCCGTCTCCGTTGCGATCTGGAACAGGTACGACGCCGAACGCGCCCTCTCCGCGCTCACCTGGACTCAGGTTTTCCACATGAGGCATCCCCAGAGACACGCTCAAATCCTCGATGAGATGGCTCTTGGCCGTGCCCGGCGCGGCTCGGAAATAGAGCGGTAGACCCCAGTGACCGCGCAGGCCAGGGGTATAGAGCATCGTCTTCATGACTTTCTTGAGTTCCACGTGTCGTTTCCTTTAGTTAGTTGATCAGGCGCTAATCTTCAGTGAAATCTTCCCGTCTTCGATGATGTTGCATGCTATCGCCAAGATCATTCTCATAGTGCAAGCGTCTCTCCTGTTTGAGAATATGGCACTGATCCTTTTTCCAGACTTTGCGTCTGTGATCAACCATCCGCCATCGGTTGGCACTATGTCGTACCCAGTCATCTCGACGATGTCCATTGCTCCTCCTTTGCTTACTCCTCCCCCTTGATCACCTTCGCGAACCCCTTCAGGTTCTTGTGTAGAGTCGCATAGACACCGTCATGCACAGATGGCATCTTACGAACCTCTTTTTCTACTGTGTCGTCAATCTCTTTCAGGCTCTTGCCTTGTGCGCTCAGCTCGGCTCGCCTCTTCTTCCGGTAGTCCTCATTTCGTTGGCGCTCAGTCTCTTCAGCTTGTAGGACTGGAATGGATAGGAATCGACTGGACATCTCTACAGCTTCTCCGAGTGTCTTGACAGCTGTCGATTCTTGTCGCATTCGGCCGCAGTTCTGGATTGAGCTGACAAGATACGTTCGGATAGGCTCAGCCAGGGCTGCAACTTCCGGATGTTGATATTTCAACCGCTCAAGCTCCTCAACGATTCCGTTGACGACCTTGGAAGCCCGTTCCCAATTGATCTTGACATCTTCCCAAACGATTTGCTCTGCCTGTGTGCTAGCCATGGTGTGCTCTCTCCTTACTATCTTCGTACCTGTTCACAGCAATGAGTCTTACTACACGTGCAGCATCTTGAATCTGTTGGTCAGTCATTGTGCTGGAGTAGTCACAGCCGATCTCTTTTGCGACCTCTAGCGCGTGCTCGTCACAGTACCGAGCAGGTGGCTCGTCTGGCCAGCGCTGTAACGGCCAGGTACGAGGAGCCTCGTGTGGCCCGGCAGAGCACGTGTGCAGGACTTCTGCGTAGAGAGGCATCAGTTTTCCTCTGAGAGGTTCATCTCGCGCGCTGTGGCGCTAGCTCTGAGCTGTACCATGTAGATCTCTTCGAGGTCAGCTCGCGCCTGATATAATACGTTGAGTGCGGGTAGGAGACTGCCCATCCGTACCAGGTTTGACGCTGTATCGATTTGCTGCTCGATCTCCTTCAGGGTTGGCACGACGAACCACCTTTCCTGTTAGTCAGTTCAGAATGCGTGGGAGGAGCCAGAGTAGGAGCCACAGACCGAACGCTGTCTCCAGGATGAACAGCGCGGCAGCCATCCGTCGCAGGTCCGCGTCCAACCATGTCCAGATCTTTCGTAGAATCTTCACGGTTTCTCCTCCGGGTGCCAGATCAGCTCGGGCTCCACATGGCCAGCCTAAGCAGTGCACTAGTAGGCACGGGCTGGGTGGGTGCGGGCTGGGTGTTGATAGCCTGCACGCGGAGGATGGTGGCGCGGAGGCTTGCGAGCACTGCACTGTACGTTTCCGTTACCTCGGTCATCGTGTCTGTTTTCGGCGTTGTCATAAGCACTATATGTGCATCTACTGCTCCAACTTCTTCGCGTGTTTTTCTTGGAGAAAACATGAAGATCTCATGACCCAGGGTGCACGGCGTTGACTCACCCGTTGTGTGTGCTGCTAGATGTGCTGCTAGATGTGCGGTTAGTGTGTGCATCTACCCTCAACGGGCTGGGCGCGCTACGCGCTACCAGGTAGCACCTGCACTATGCGTGCCAAGCCTACACCAACCCTCCTGCGCAAAACTCCTGTGTTTCTAGCCAGTTAACGACGTTGGTTTGGGCGCTGGCGCTCACAGGTGCGAAAGTTTTTTTCCTAGTGCGAAAGTTTTTTTCCTAGTGCTTCTGGCATGTTACGAGCGAAAAAGCACAAAGTGTGCAAAGTATTTCGCAATTGGCTGGAGGAAAACGGGCTCTGGTGACACTTCACGGCTCATTCCGGCCGTGCGCCAGGCACACCAGGTCCCTCCAAGCGCGAAGCGAATCGGTCGGTCGGCACGCTGGCACCCCCGAGCCGTTTGTGTCGCTTGTAGACGATTTCCTTGTAAGATGGCATAAACACTAACAAATTTAGGAAGGAATTTTACATAACGGAAACATGCCGAAAACGGGTAGCGCTCTCGCCCATCGCAAGTGCCTAGAATCACTAGGATTACAGCGTTCGGCCCAGCACACAAAGCACACAAAGCGCACAAAACGCATAAAGCGAAAAAGTGGCACAAAACGTGCTACTACTATTAGTAGCGCGTCGGACGCTCCGGCGCCAAAAAGGAGAGCACAAATGGCACGAAAAACCTCGAAGCACAGCTACCACCCTACCAAGGTCGCACTCACGGACAACGGCAAGATTCTCGTCGGCATTCGTCGGATCGCTGCTGCGCTCGCGAAGGGCGTGCACCTGGCCGACACGCGGTTCTGTGGGCGCAACCAGATCCGGAGGCACTTGCGCATCGGCCGCGACGAGGATGGCCATGCGCACCTGACGACCCTCCGCGAGGCGGACGAGCTGGACTACGCCGTCGTTGGCTAGGCTGCACACCTGAGACAGGCGAGTCTTCGGACTCGCCCGCTCGGATGGTGGCTCTGGCAGGACACGGCCGAAGTCTAGTTGCTCTCCTCCGGACTTCGCCGGAACGAGCGCTCCAGCCGGAGCCACCATCCGAGCGACAGCTCAACCTCTGCATCCCGCAGAGGAGATGGAGAAAACCATGACGAAGAGACAGAGAAAGGCAGCAGAGAAAGCGGTGCGAGAGTCGTCCGCGAAAGCGCTGGTAGGGCAGTCCGGCGCGCAGCCCGAAGCAGGTGCCACAGACGACCGCAAGACCTACCGGCAGAAGATGGCCAAGCTCTCGCCCGTCGAGAAGGTCGCCTTCAAGGTCGGCTCGCTCGTCAAGCGCACCCAGAAGATCGCCGACCGGATCGTCGCCTGGGGTGTCACAAGCGAGCACGAGAGTGCCGACCAGGTGGCTGTCGTTTCGGACGCACTAGCAACTGCACAGACCGCACTGGATAGCACTCTCGACGCGCTGAACGACCTCGGCGATTTCAAGCCTCCGCGCAGTGGCGGAACTCGTGGTCGGCCGGCTCAGTTGGCACCCGGCGCCATCGTGCAGATCAAGGAGAAGTTCCGCGCAGAGTACGGTGAGCTGATGCCAGATGTCAATCTGGATGCCCTGAAGGTCATCCTCTCCAGTGGCAAGAGCCTCAAGGTCAAGCTCTCGGACGGCACGACGGCGTTCATTGCCCGGTCCAAGGTCAAGCTCGCAGACGAAGACGACGGCGAGTAAGCCCAAGCACTGGCAGAGCAGGCGAGCCTCCGGGCTCGCCCGCCCTTGTAAGCCCCTCGGAGGGGGTCTACAAGAGCACGCATGCACATGACACTAACGCAAGCACGACGTGTGCACAGCTACACGTCGTCGATACGCGACAAGGATGAGCACAGGTACGCCATCGCCTATCTGCGCCACCTGAAGCACGCTGGCTCAGCCACGCCAGACCCAACTGAATATTCCATACCCAAACTGAGCGCCGAGTACGTTGCCTCAGAGATACGCAAGCGCTTGAGAGATCCACCATGACAGTCAAGCTGACACATGAAGTTGTGTACAGTGTTCTGGATGAGATGTGCGTCGGCAAAGTAGCAACGTCGGACGGATTCAACCTCACAATGGATCAGCAGGTCTATCGGCTGGTCAGCGACATTCAGAAGGTAACACACGGAATGTCTAGCACAGTCTGGCGCATCATGAATCAGCAAGGTGTGCAATGCAGCACAAACATCCGCACTCTTGCACAGCTCAGAACAGCCATCCGAGAATGGGCTGCCGGGCCTAGGCCACCTGAACAGCCAGGTCACTATCTGTACGCCAAGCTCAATCAGCGCACTGCACTGTATGAATGGATCTATCGATCCAAGAAAGAAGACTGACATGGCTAAGATCATCGGTTCGGTTCCTCTTGATGAACTCAAAGCACAGGTAGCGATATCCGCTTTCGGTCGCGTGCCTACAGAAGGTCTGTGCGTGCAATGTGGCACGGACGAAGTCAAGCCAGAAAACTTCAAAGACGATATTTCACGTAGAGAGTTTAGTATCACACATTTCTGTCAGAAGTGTTAGGATGAGTTCTTTGTGGAAGGGGAGGATCAAGATGGCGAATAGATCTGTCATTGCAGTTCCGTCTCTGTCTCCAGACGTTGCAGGAGCAATCGTCTACTGGAGACTCAGCGGGGACACCATGTTTGACAAGCTGGAGACAGCCTGGGGGAGCCTGGGGCTACCTACCAACCAGCTCCCTAGCCTGCCGGGACCAGCTACCGCGCTCCGACGTGCAGTAGGTGACCAGCGCGCCGTCCGGTTCCTAGCCCGACCGCTGGAGGGCCGACAAGGATGGGCACTCGTCGAAGAGCAAGCTGATGGAAATGACCTGGCGTACAAGATCATCCTGAAGGTGAAAACGAACGACATAGGGCGTCTCGACTTCTTCGACCAGAGCTACAGCGAGCAAGCTCGGAGTGCCATGGCTGCCATCCAGGTATCATACAGCCATCATCTTGAGGTTCTATCTCCAACAGATATCTCATCGTGGATCGTGGATCTTGCAAGCGTTTGTGACGCCGTGCTCCTGCGAGACACGGGCGGAATCTACTTCATACCAAGGCACTCAAACCGTGCCTGGCATGAAATGGTCAGTGCCATTCGGACCGCGAGCGATCATGCTGTGTTTGAGATACCGGCTCTCCAATCAGATGAGGCTGTGAGCGCTATTCTCGACGCAGTATCCAGAGAGGCTCAGAGCGCCGCAGACGAGATAGATGAAGAGCTGAACGGAGAAGATGAGCTGAGCACCATCGTACTGAGCAATAGGAAGAGAGTAGTCCAGAAGGTGAAAGAGAAAGTGCAGCGGTACGAACAACTGCTCAGCACCAACTTGGACAGCTTGCATGCTCGGCTCAACGCACTGGACGCGAACCTGACGGCAGCGACACTTGCAGCAATGGCTGAGTAGATGAACCTGAAAAAACCAGCTCAGGACGCAAAGCGCAGACTGCTCGGTCTGAAGATTGTGCACTACACACCCTCTGGAGTTTGGCTGAATCATATCTACTGTGCGGACTGCAAGGAGACATATTCGATCAAATCCTTAATTCGCAATCATGAGTACTTTAGCACGACAAAGGACTCTGACAAGATAATGCAAACTGGTTTGATCTGGTGCACAGGAAAGACGTGCAAAGCGAATGCGGAAGCGAGTGCAGCTGATCGTGCATACAAGCACATTCACGGCCTCAGAGTATCCACAATCATCGTAGAAGATACTCTGGTTGACAAGCGAAGAAAGAAACGCTAAAAACGCATAAGACGCATAAACTGAACAAAGTGCACAGGAGACATAACTTGCAAATTCTGCACATCAAGGATGACCAACTAGGCCCATCCCTGCGAAACGCAAACAAGATGGAGCCTGAGATGTTCAACAGGCTCGTCATGTCCATCAAGAAGTGGGGCTTCCTTGTTCCACTACTTGTTCAGCACCATCCAGAGAGTGAGCACCCATACGTCATCGCGGATGGCTTGCACAGAAGAGAAGCAGGGCAAGTCAACGGAATGGACAAGTTTCCGTGTATCGACTGCACGGGGCTCTCACAAGACGAGATAGAGCAGCTTCGTCTTTCGCTCAACAGGATTCACGGAGAGCTGGATCTGTCCATCGTTGCGACCATGTTCGGGGAGCTATCCGAGAACAAAGACATCACAATAGACGACATGGAAGTCACAGGGTTTTCCAAGCAAGAGATCTCCAGCTTGCTGGATAGCCTCAATCGAGAAGATCAAGACGACCTTGAACCAGAAGACGTTACGACTGGAGACAAAGACCCAGAACAGCCCAGCCCTTTCGTGCTCGAAGTGGAGTTCAACGAGAAGGCTACCTATCAGCTCGTACGCAGGAGGCTGAAACGTGCAGCAGGCAAGGGTGGGACGCTTGCGCAGGGTCTCCTGAACGTGCTTGGGGAAGGAGAGGGCTGATGGCGTCACGCGAGATGGTTGAGTTCAAAGTCTCTAGCGCGGAGGAGAACATTCTGCGCAGAGCCAAAGTGCTGAACACGATCAAAGAAAACGAGCACACTCAGGAAGAGAGGATTCTAGCAGAAGACAGGTACAGAGAAGCTGTGCTGACTTACGCACAAGCTACAAAGGAGTTGAAGGAATCCAAGTAGATCAAACCAAGTAGACCAAGGAGTAATCATGACCTCCCGCCTAGCCTTCGTCGCCCCCAACCTACGCGGCCCGTTCGCGGCTGGCATTCGGGATCGCCTGGCAAAGCTGCACCATCACGCCCTCATGCTGCGCTTGGCCACAGACGATCCGAAACGTCAACGGGAAGTCCTGCGCGCACTTGTCAAGAACGGCTCCCAGATCCCTACGGCCATCGTCTGCGTCTCGATGAGCCCCGACGCGGACGTGATTGCAGCCTATCGTGCGCTGAACGTTCCGTTCGTCACTATTGACGATGAAGCGAACGGAGCTGGGTCCGTGAGCTGCGACAATTTCAAGGGCGGATACCTGGCCGGCCGACACCTGATCGAGCGGGGACACCACAAGATCGCGATGATCTCCGGTCGTACGTCTGGACCGGGGAGCTACAACGCATGCCAGAGGCGGGATGGATTTCGCAAGGCCCTCGCCGAGAGTCACGTCGCCCTCCTGACAATCGACTGCCACGAAGTGACAGACTATTCCCAGCTCGAAGGCGCACAATGGTTCTCGGCCCGCCCTCCCGATACCACTGCCGTTTTCTGCGCAGCAGGTGACCTCTGCGCGTCGGGAATCACCAAGGCCGCAGAGGGACTCAAGATCGACATCCCCAGGGAGCTCGCGATCGTGTCATTCGATGATGCGCCGATCGCCCAACAGACGCGCCCCGACCTCACCACGATCCGGCAACCGCTGAAAGATATGGCCGAGGTTGCGTTCAGGATGGCGTGCGTCGAGCCAACACTGACCCTTTCCAAGCCGAAGCACGTTTTGTTAGCTCCGGAACTGGTAGTGAGAGGGACGACATGACTGCCCTGCCATCGCATGCGGTTGACGAGATTGTTCAGGGCGTAATTGCTCACGCCGAATTCTGCTTCGAGATGATCCGAAGAAAGGGCGAGGAAGCGGCCTCAGAATATGGTCGCCCCTCCACAGTCTTTCGTCCAAAGCTCACCATTGACGGCGACCAGTGGTGTGCGATCTATGGAGACAACCTGCAAGATGGTGTCGCCGGTTTCGGTATTTCTCCGGGTGAGGCCCTTTGGGACTTCGATCGGAATTGGTGGGCAAAATTGACACCAGCAAAGGAAGCGACATGACCGCGACATGCAGCAATTGTCTATTCGGGACTTCAACTCAAGGTGGGGAGATTGTTTGTCATAACAATCTGGAAGGGTACGGAAACACAAACCGTCCAGACTGGTGGTGCTCAGCCCATCCCCTCGCGCCCGGGCAGAGGGACCGGATCGCCGAGATGGCTATCTCTGCGGCATCGGAATTCATCGATCCTGATGGAGACTTCATAAGGGATACTGTTGCTCAAGCCTACGCAATCGCCGACGTAATGATGGTCGAGCGCGCGAAGGGGAGCAAATGAGCGGTGACCCGAAGTGCATGTGTGGGCACTGGCACCTTGGACGAGATGGCGAGTGCCTAGGTTTGCTTTGTGGTTGTGCCAAGTTTCGCCCCGCCGAGGTGGCGAAGCCGGAGCCCGCGCCCGAGAGCGTCTATGAGCGGGCGAGGAAGGCGTTGCACGATGTCTTCTGGGATAAAAAGAACCCGGAGTCGTGTCGTGATATCGGCCATGGGCTCGACGCCAGCGAAGCGGCCGAGAAGAAAGTGCTCGCCCTGGCGGCTGACAACACGCGACTGGAAGAGGAGCTGATTGAGACGGAGAAGCGCGTCCTGAAGCTGGAGGAGGAGCGCAAGCTCTCCTGCATCACCGACGTTGGTTACCGAGAGCGCGCCGAGAAGGCGGAGAAGAAACTTGCTGCCCTTCAGATAGGGGCAGACGCTACCGTAAAGACGTTGGGGGAGGTTGACTACCAGTTAGATGTCGAAATAAAACGCGCCGAGGCCGCGGAGCGTCTGAGCGAAGAGCGCCTAGACCACATCGTCAAACTCGAACAGGAAGCGAAGGTCATCAAGGCCGCGTTGGCTGGGATTGGACCACATCCGGCGGAAGAGCGAGCGAATATCGCAGAGGCGAGGGTCAAGGAGTTGGAAGATCGCGTTCGGGCAACCGAAGATAGGTTGAACGGCGAGGTCGTGTGGCGAAAGGAACTTCACTCACAAACCATGGAAGCCCTCTCCCTCCTTCATCCCGCGCGTCCCGAGGATGGCCTGCTGCCGGCGATCCGGGATGTACTCCAGCAGCTCGTGAGCGAGCGGGATGATGCGATCAAGCTTCTAAATCCATCAATGCCAGAGAATGGGCTGCTCGATGCAATCAAGCAACTTCAACAAGCTTTCATTTTGGAGCGCGACACAGCCATAAGGGCTACGAGAGCACTTGCATGGGTAGAGCAAGACGAGTCCAACGGTATTGCGATCGCGGCCAAAGCTCTCTCAAAAGTCCATGGTGGATAGGGGTACGGAATGCCAACTACCAAATTGAAGAAGCGAGAGTCAGTACAAGAACGCTTAGCCGAATTGAAAAAGCGGCCAGCGTACGAAGGAATGACAGCTGCTTTGCATATAGCACGACCTGCTATACGAACGACTTCACCATGGCTCGTTCTCGGAGCTGGCCACATGTATCACGCAATGTGCAATGTCTGTATGCACTACCTCGGAAGTTGGAGTCAATCGGAAGAGGCAGGGCACCTCATGGTGGACGTGATAGAGCACCATTTCAAGAAGGAGCACATGATCAAACGCATTCAGTATGGATTAGAGGAATAGACATGATCATAGCCATCTGTTTTGTGTGCTTCCTAGTGGGTATACTTGTCGGGTTTAGGTTGACGATCTGGTTCATGCGCAAGGGGCTCTATGGCTGACAAACTGAAGCCGTGTCCGTTCTGCGCAGGGCGAGCGTTGGGATACAAACCAAACATGGATCGCGCCGCATACGTGCGATGCATTAGGTGCGACTCGCATTCGCCGTTCCGTCTCACTTTGCGCGGAGCCATCGCCGCTTGGAATCGCCGCGCGGGGGGGAGAGGAAGAGATGACCAGGATCTGGGACGAGGCTGAACGAGTGCTGAAAATGTGGACCTCCGGAAGCGATGATCAGGATATCCCGGAGATCACAAAGGCCTTCGCCCGCGGTCGGAAACTCGAGGAGGCGCTGATCGCAATGCGCGACTGGCATCTCGTCTATCATGGTGCCGATCCTTGTAAACTCTGCATACTAGCCAAAGCCGCGCTAGCCGAGTTCGAGGCGAGGCAGGACCCTCCGGAGGGAGAGACGTGAGTCGCTACGCCCAGAACACAGCGGTCCCCATGGACAAGAGCCGGGCCGACGCGGAAACGATCTTCCTTTCGTTCCTGGAAGACAAGCACGGAAAGACAGTTGCAGAGATCGCCCTTCCAAAGATCGGATTGCTACTTAATGGAAGTGCAGACAGGCTTTTGGGAGATGGAAAGTGAGATACAAAGTAGAGGATCAAGCCTGTGTCATTTGCGGTGAGCCTGGCAGACCAGAAGGCCAGCGCTTCAAGTTTTGCACAAAGTGTGAAGCAGACTGGATGCAGTCGCTTGAGCACTTGAGGGCTGCAACAGCTCGACAGGACTTTGCCAACAGACGAAGGCAAGAGCTAGAAAACGGATCTACATAGGAGAGAACATGAAGAAGGTAAAGACAGCATTCGCAAAGAAGATGCACGAGGTACGAAAGGCAGAATCGTGGGACAATAAGCTCTCGGATGCTCTTGTCGATCTCGCGATTGAAGTGGACTTAGAAGCCCGAAGTCGTCCACCTATGTATCCGTTAAGCGCAGAATTGCGGCATGCTTTGTCAATAGTCACAAAGCTAGTGCACGGACAGGAGTAAGCATGAAAACACAGCAAGCAGAACAACTGCGCAGCAAAGGATTTTGCACAGTCATAGAAGCTGCGGATGCTCTTGGGGTTCACATCAGCAGCATGTATCGAGCAGTGTACCGACATGATGTCAAGGGAACACAGATCGGTCGTGCAAGGTACATCGACGTTCTATCACTAATAAAGTATGCCCAGAAAAAGGACAAAGATGCGCTGAGCAAGCTTGATGCTCTCAGGCTGCTCGTAGGTAGGACAGGCTCGACCGTTCTCAACAGAAAGCGCAACTACCCAAGCATCAATGAGCTACGGAGGCTCCAAGATCGCAGACGTGCCAAGATGGGCAAAGCACTGGTCTAGTATGAACAAACTGATCAGTCAGTCTGAAGCTGTAGCAATGGCTTCAGACAAGATCCTATATGCTGCCAAGTACACGTGTGAGCTAGCTACTGAGCACACGTATGGGGATGAAGGGGAACCTGTGATCCGGATAATAGGTGGAGGCCCTTGGCAACCTGAATCACAGTTCTTCCTTGTAGACGTAGAACGATGGCTGGCTTGGCACGCAGAACGCGCACTGTTGAAAATGGGATCTGAAGATCGCTCTGAAGGTTGGTCGCCTTTCAAGTATTATGTACCGTATAAGCCATGAGAAAGATTCTTCCCGAGCAGATATTCATACCTAGTAAAGGGTGGATCAAAGAGATCGTAGCTATTCGTTTGTTCAGGAAAGAGTTTGCACTGCAAGATCCTCCCATACCAACTGTCCAATACTGCTGCTGTGCTTGCGGTAAACTGTGCACCATATTCGGAATATGGGATCTTCCACACTTTGTACGTTCGACATGCTTCGACGAACAACCAGTTGGAAAGCCTTACCTTGTTCCCTTCGGGGGGAGCCCGACTAGTCCTAGAGAGCTGCCGACTGTTCGTCATGCCATACAAGACAGGGACTACTTAGGCAGATACATTCGAGATGAGAGCTACTTTTGGAAGCCTGACTTTGATTTGTATATGGAATGGATGCGCGATCACTACGTAAAGGAAGCAGAGAGACAATTATGCTCATCGAAGTTGCAAACGTCCATAGCAAAGTGATCAGTGCCACCGACAGAGAGCTAGCATGGCTTTCTAGCTACCTCACATTCGAGGACGCCAGAGCACGATTCATCCATGGCTACAGAGGTGATGGAAAAGTCTGCATGCTGAGCAGGTTCACGAACACGTTTGCGTCTGGGTTCATACCGTCCATTCGCAAGGCCTCGTCTGCTGAAGGTATCAAGGTCGAGCTGTTGGACAAGCGCAAGAAGCCTTGCGAGCCAGACCCAAACGCTGACCTTGCGTGGCTTAGGGACTACCAACTCGACGCTTGCAGAGCTGTTGCAGCGAAGGGTCGCGGCATTGTTCGCGCCCCGACCGGGAGTGGAAAAGGTGACATAGCTGTAGGGCTCACTAGGCTGCTGCCCTGTAGATGGCTCTTCGTAGCACACAGGGCAGGGCTCATGGAGCAGGAAGCAGCGCGCTATGAGACTCGAACAGGCTTGAGAGCTGCGCGCATTGGAGAGGGCACCTGGGATGCTAAGCCAAGTGACACGTTCGTCTGTGCAACGTTCCAAACACTCTATGCACAGATCAAGAGCCCAAGAACGATAGGGCTGCTTGAAAGTCGTGAAGGGCTGATTGCGGAGGAGTGCCATACACTCCCAGCGTACACGTTCTGGAAGGTAGCAATGAGCATGAATCAAGCCTACTTTCGAGTCGGCATTTCTGCGACCCCGCTGGACAGAGATGACAAGCGCAGCCAGTACGCCATCGCAGCGCTCGGCCCGGTCATATATAGGATCAGCTCTCAGGCACTCATCGACGCAGGCATTCTGTCAAAGCCCAAGATCAGGATGATTCCTTGCGAACAGGATACCGATGAAGAATCGTGGCAAGGAGTTTATCGTGAGTGTGTCGTTCGTTCAATCAAGAGGAACAGGATCATTGTCGAAGCAGCCAAGACAGCAACAAAGCCTTGCCTCATCTTCGTGAAGGAAATCAGGCACGGAAAGCAGATCCAAGAGCTTTGTACACGCGCAGGTCTTACGACCGAGTTCGTCTGGGGTCAGGACTCTACGTACTCGCGAGGAACTGCGGTCAAGCGCCTCGTGCACGCAGACACAGAAGTCCTAATCTCGACGGTCATCTTTCAAGAGGGTGTGGATATACCCGAACTCAGATCCGTGGTCATAGGGTCTGGAGGCAAGTCCATCATCGCTGCACTGCAACGGATCGGCCGAGGTATGAGAAAGACCGACACGAAATCAGAGTTTGAGGTCTACGATCTCAAAGACACAGGTCACAGATGGATGGAACGGCATGCTCAAGCAAGGACACGAGCGTACCTTGGAGAGAAGTATGAAGTCGTCGAAAGCCCATTGTTCACATTGGCGTAGCACGCAACCCCTTGCAACTACAGGCTTAAAGAAAGGGCTTGCATTCTGTGGGGGAAGGGCGGTAGCGTTCCCACCGTAGCGCGCAGTACACATACAGTGCAAGGGCCATCGCGGGGTCCAAACGCCTGGAAAGGAAACACGCCTCGACTTCTGGAGGGGTGCGTCGGGAAAGCTTGGGTTGCTGCTTTTTTGACATTTTCCCGGCGCCCGGCACGCGAACCGCCGCACCCTTCGAGAAGTCGAGGTTTTCTTTTTGCTCGCACAGTTTGCCAGGCGCACCGAGTCAACCAGCTTGAAAGAGCGTCTTTCTGTCGCTCCGTCTGTCCCGCCATACTCAATCAGTCAACCATGCTCTGAGAGCGTTCTGGTCAGCACCAGTGAGCTGAAGAGAAAGCTTGGCTTTCTTGCTTTCGAGATTCAACTTGGTCTTGAACAGCACACCAACGAAAACAACCACACATACGCTACCGTCAAAACGATCCTAAAAGAGAGAAACATCGAAGCTACTCATTCCCAGATCCATACCGCACTCAAACGACTCCGTGATGCTCACTTGTTCAAAGCTCTTGGTCACACTCAAGCCAAAAAACATCCCCACAAGTGTCGAGAAATAAACCCTTTCTGCCGCTGCAACCTGTGGCGAAAAAACCAAGCCCTCTACACACGAGAGATCTTCAGCAAGCTGAACGCCACCCCAACCGAATCCATAGAGTCACAAGAGACCGCTGAATGGATGTTGACTGCATCCGAATTCCGCAATGGTGGGCCTCGACCAGGAGCCGGACGACCCTCCAAAAACCAAGACCACAAAACCCCCGTAAAACAATCAGAACATACCCCAGGGAACAAGCAACTACTATCAAAGGTACAATCATGGGGCAGTGGTACAACTACTGTAAAAAAAGTTTTAGATTTATCTAAAAGCAAATTTTACAAAAAGTCAAACCAGTTTCAGTCAACAGAAATCTCGTCCTCGGTCGCTTCGCTCCCTCCGTCTCGATGCGCTAGCGCGCTTTGCTGTTCAAGGAAAAGCCAGAATGTGTTGACTACTGCTGAAGACGTTGTGCTTACTCTGACTTCAAGCAAAAGAGTTCCGGCGCAAAATCGACTAGACGAGTCCACGTTTCCTGCCAGGGGAACTGAGAAACCCAAAACCGAGGAGCGTTCTGTGCTCCATGCCATCAAGGATCAAGTCATGTCACCGAAAGACATCGGTGTTATGAACGGTGAAAGCAAGATCGGGCTTTCGTTTGGACATGCAAGACCGTACGAGCTTCGAGAACCTATTTCTGACAATCTTCCAGGCGTTCCGCCCCCTCCGGACAAGCTAAAGCTCCGACTAGGTATTGAAGATCTCAAACCTGTCAGGATTCCAAACCCTCCACTCATCGATGACACGTTGTCTGAAAATCACATATACAAAACGCTTTGCAATGCGTATGAGGGCGCGGTCTTCAGTCGGTACAAGACCAGACCGTTCATAAACATCGGCAAGCAGGTTGACGTTTACGATCCTGGTTCAGAGGAGACAATCAAGATCAGAGATCCGAAGTTGTCAAAGCTCTGGGCTCCGATGATGGAAGCTGCACACTTGCTGAAGAAGCTTGAGATCTCTCCGTTTGCTTGGGCTGCATTCAGTATTGACGTGTGGGATGACTCTGAAGCGAAGCATGGCTGCATAGGAAAGCCTCCTGGAATTCGGTGGGTGTGGAGCCCGAATCGAGTACGAGATCGTAACGACTGGTTTGATCAGAGGGAGCTTGGATACAGGGGAGGAGCAACATGTTTTGTTCCTTCTCATCGAGAGCTGTTGCGAAAATGGAACATGATGCACAACGAACTCTACCGATCGGGAATGAAGCACAGCCAAGAGATCGTTGAACGATGGTTCCCTGGTGACAAGTACATGCAGATGGTCGAGAAGGCTAGAAAGGATACACAAAGAGAACAGGCACGTTTGGACGAGCGCTTGGAAATGGGTGATTGGCTATGGGACTGAGCGGAGGCTAGGGTGGCTCAAGGTAAGGCTCACAGCACTGCATCATACGCACTGAATTCTGTGTTCGAGAGGCTGGCTGTAACGCTGTGTTGTACTTCCTCCAAGTTTTACGATCGCATAGGATACGCGCTAGACCCTACAGCTTTGACGGCTCCAACAGCTCAGCTTGCTTTGAATGCTACGCAAGCAATCAGTCGAGAGTTGGGGCATGGACCAGGCTCGGCTGTGATGGTGATCCAGCGTCTTCAGCGCTGGAGGCACGAAGGGAAGGTGACAACTGAGCAAATCAACGAGGTCAGTGACTTCTTCGACACAGCATTGGACGCGGGCCTGCCTGACGAAGACTCGGTTGTGAATGAACTCACTCCAATATTGAAACGGCGCATGTACGACTCAGCGATCAGGACAGCCATGTCTGAGTACGCAAACCGTGGGGACCTGCAAGCTTCAATGGGCATATTGGAACGTGCTGATCGTATAGGCACATGGGACTCGTCTATGGGGATCAAGCTGGGTAGTGCGTCGTTTGATAAGATCAACGAGTTGCGCAATCTCAAGCGGATGCCTACAGGCATAGATGAACTAGATGTTGCACTTAGCGGAGGCCCACCTGTTGGAAGTTTGAGCTTGTTTATTGGAGGCTCTGGTGACGGAAAGAGCATTTCTTTAGCGCACGTGGTTGGGCACAACGTTTTGAATGGTGCCATGTGCGCTGTTGCTACCCTTGAGCTTTCTGAGTCTATGTGGCTTGCACGTCTTCAAGCAAACATCTCTGGAGTGCCGATAGACACCTTGCTGGATGGTGGCTTTGACAGCGTGAAGAAGTACTTCGATGTGCTTGATCGTGTGGGTAAGCTTGGAACTTGTGTCGTCAAGGAGTTCTCTGCAAAAGACACAACTGTCAGCGACATAGATGATTGGATCAAGCAAATCGAGAACGAGTATGGCAAGCGGGTTGACTTGCTTGTTGTGGACTACTTGGATTTGCTCACGGCTAAGTTGGAGACACGAGATGCGAATGACTACAAGATCGGAAAGGTGATTACACAGGATTTGAGACGGATCGCACGAGCACGCAACTTGGTTGCTTGGAGTGCTTGCCAGACACGGGGGAGGGACAGCGATAAGGTCAAGAAGAAGAGCGTGCAGGATCTAAATGATGTGTCTGACTCTATGCACAAGATACGTATTTCGGACATCAGCGTCACGTTGAACGTTAGGGGGGATCCGGAGCATCCGGACATGCTGTTTTTTGTGGCCAAGCACAGGTTTGGCAGGAGCCGACAGAAGGTTGGGCCGTTCCCTGCGGACTTTGCATGTGGTGCGGTAGCCCCAATCGTTCGTGAGACCTTGGAGGAGCTGGAAGGTTCAGCCAGTCCTGAGCGAGCTAAGTTGCACGTGGTACGGAACACATCTGGTGCACAGCAGACTTCTTTCCCACAGACCGAAGATGGAGATGAAGATGAATGATGGTGCTCTTGTTGCGATGGCGTCTTTGGAAGCACGTCCAAGTCCGTCAGGGTGGTGGAGAACACGCTGTTGTCTATGCGAGTGGAGGGTAGGCACTCCAGATCGTCACACTGCTTTGTGTATGCTCATGGAGAAAGGGATCTATCACTGCTTCAGATGTGGGGCTGTTGGCAAGTTCGACGTGAGTGATGCTCTGCGCGAGCGTGCTTTGCAAGGTGATCATTCTCAAGCAGCTCAGGAAGTGATGGGCCCTCCGGAGGGCTTTTACTTGCTCACAGAAGAGCCTGCTCTTTCTGCGAAGTCTCTTGCTGGGCCAAGATCGTATCTTCGTAAGAGGGGCATCACAGATCAGCTCCAGAAGGATGCACGGATTGGCGTGTGCATCGATGGTAGGTTTGCGGGCAGAGTGATCATTCCTGTCATGGGCTCAGAAGATACTTGGCTGGGCTATGTTGGTCGTGTATGGGCTAAGTCGGCATGGATGCCTTACCTGTACCCGCGTGGAATGCTCAAAGGTGAGATCGTTTACAATCATGCTTCTTTGCTGGTAGAGGAAGACAAACCTGTCATGATTGTGGAAGGGGTGTTCGATGCTCTTGCGCTCTGGCCGGATGCTGCTGCCGTCCTGGGCAAGCCAAGCGAACCACAGATCGAAGCAATGCTAACAGCCAAGAGACCTGTCTGTGTTGTATTGGACGGAGACGCATGGGAAGAGGCTGAGATGCTCGCCTTGCGTCTGCGCTTTGACGGGCAGCGCGCAGGCTATGTACGACTGCCACCTTTGACAGATCCAGACGAAGTTCCACCCGATTGGCTTGCAGAGGAAGCACGCCGATCAATAGAAGCGTGAGGTGAACCAATGGGACATAAGAGTCTCGTTGAATTTGCGGATGTGACTGTGACAGCGTCAACAGACAAGGCACTGCTTGTAGTGATCCCAGAGCATAGCGAAGAACCTTTATGGGTGCCACGCTCTCAGATAGACGAAAGCAGTGAAGTACAGGAGGATGGTGACGAGGGGATGCTGGTTGTGACTGAGTGGATCGCGAAGGAAAAAGAACTGATCTAACATGAAAGGAAGAGGCTGGACATGATCACAGCGTTGAGGTCGTATGCAGCAGATGCAGAAGTTCTGGGCACTGTTCGTCAGGTAGCATTTTCTGAAGATGGGGATCTTGTCATTGCAGGGTTGACACTTAAGGAGGCTGGGGACATCCTAGATGCTCTCGCTGCTGGTGGCGTCTATGCGGTGCGCAGTACAGCAGGTGCCAAGGTGCCAGGGGGCGCTCCACCGTCTACACGCCCCGGAGAGGACGTAGGGGACGGGAACCCTGTTCCAGGTGGGGTGCCTGTTCGGGAGGCACCACAAGCCTCCCTACAAGCCTCCAAGGGTGCTGAAGGACAGCCTCCAAAGAAGGGGCTTACTATCCCAGAGGAGCTGGCTGGGACAAAGCGCATCAAGGATATTGTCGTATGGCTGCTCGAAAACGGTATCGAGAAAGACCAGGACATTCTTGTTGCAGAGTGCAAGAAGTTGGGGAGCAAGATCCCTTTCATTACTCACGTCACCAACCTAGAAGAGCGCGTCGAGCGTGCTCTTTCTGTGCTCGAAGACTGATCTGCACATAGCTTCTTGAGGGTGATTGGGTGAGCGGGCTTCTACCATTGTATCCAGATCCGTTGAAACCTGCTGAAGAGGGCGGGTTTGCTTCGTCGGTAGAACTCGCTCACCCGCTGTCTATTGATCACAATTGTAGTCGGTGTCAGTTGTGCCACAAGTACAATCCTCGGAGCATCTGCATAGGGCCGACTTCAGCAGCTCCGGAAGGCTCGTCTATCAGCTTGTACGATGGCATCGTTGAGGGCGCTGCGCTGCTTGTAGGCGAAGGCCCAGGGAAAGAAGAAGACGCCATAGGGAAACCATTTGTGGGCGTGTCGGGCAAGAAGCTTCGACAGCTTGTGCACAGATACACCAGAGCGCCCGTCGTCTTTGACAACGCTCTCAGGTGTTGGTACACAAAGATAGACAGCAGGTACATCTCAGCGTGTAGAGGGTTCCTTTCCAAGACGATCTCGGATGGCAAGCCTGAGCGCATCATTACGCTAGGCTCCGCAGCTGCTCTTTCTGTGCTTGGCAGGACCATCAAGCCTTTGAGTGCTCGTCGTGCTGTTGGTTGGATCGCTAAGACACAGACACCTGTCTACATGGTGATGCACCCAGCAGCAGCACTTCGGAACAGGTTTTTGATGAAGATGTTCGAGGAAGACCTTGAATGGGCGCTCACTGTACCGGAGCCTCCATATCCGCCTCCAGATAAATACACAATGCGAATTGTGGAGTCTGAAGCTGAAGCACTGGAAGCGGAGGCTGATCTTTCTTGTGCTTCATGGTTCGCATTCGACTGCGAAGCGTCTGGAAGGCTATTCGACACAGACTACTCAGTCTTCAACGTTTCGTGCTGTGCCAAAGATTCCACGTTCGCTTGGGTTTGGGATTCAGCAGCGCTTGAGAACCCGAGAGTCTTGGAGCCCTTGCTGCGCTTGCTCAGGAACCCAAAGATCGGAAAGGGCGGACATAACGTAAAGTACGACTCGCTTGCTATAGAGTGTGCTTTTGGTTCGAAGGTTGTCAACGCAGACCATGACACGCTGCTCGATGGCCACATTTATGATCCTGAGATGGATGGTGGTCTAGACGCAATGGCTGAGCTTGTTGGGATGGGCGGACACAAGCTCGAAGCTATGACGAACATGGCGCGCAACTTGGATTGGTTTACTAAGCGGAAAAAGAAGACTGATGCTCGCCAGACGACACTGTTCGAGGATCCAATTGAAGACCTTCATTTGCCTCTTGGCGTAGAGGCTTCCATTCGTCTAGGTGGTGACATTGAAAACTACAAGTACGCGCTGATAGATCATGACATTGTGTGCAGGTACAACGCACGAGATGCTGTTGTGACTGCACGACTGCGTGAGCACATCCGACCAGAGATAGAGGCTGTTCCTGAGCTACGTAAGGTGAGTGATGATCTTGCGCACCCTGCAATGCGTGCATTCACACAGATGGAATCATGGGGGATTTGTGTTAGCCATGAGGCTGTCACGAGTGTTGGATTGTATCTTGATCATGCTCTTGCAGAAGTCAAGAACAGGCTGTCGGTGTACAAGATAGACCCGAACAGTAATGACGAAGTTGGGAAGCTGCTCTACGATACGTTGAAGCTCAGGTGTGGGAAGTTGACTCCAAAGGGCTCAAGGTCTGTAGACAAGGAAGCGCTTACCTTGATCAAGGGTGAGCATCCGGTAGTCGTAGACATCTTGGAGAACAGAAGGCTGACCAAGATGAAGGGGACGTACGTTGATGGTTTCTATCCACACATCAAGGCAGACGGACGCATTCATCCGAACGTGCATGTGGATGGCGCTCGTACGGGAAGAGCTTCAATAAGTGATCCTCCTTTGCACCAGGTTCCTCGTGCTTCTGACAGCACTGAAGGGAAAATGCTACGCGATATGTTCGTTGCTCCTCCAGGATGCCTCCTAGTTCAGGCCGACTATCGCCAGTTGGAGTACAGGATTGCAGCAGCACTGTCCGGTGACATTGAGATGATCAAGGTGATTCGTTCTGGTAAAGACTTTCACCTTGGAACGGCGGAACTCATTGCTCAGATTATGTGGGGTATCCAGCCAGAGGAAATACAAAAACCACATAGAACGACCGCGAAAACGCTCAACTTCGCCTTGATCTTTGGCATGGCAGACAAGACGCTTGCTGCACGATTGGGGTGCACGATTGAGGAGGCTACCAGGGTTCGAGAAGCTGTGCTCGGTAAGTACAAGATGCTTGCCCGATGGATCTCGGATCACATTGCGTACACCAAACGGAGTGGGGTGTCTTGGACGTGGTGGAATGGTGGAAATGCGCGGCGTCGTCCACTGTGGCGCATAGCTTCTCAGGACAGTGAAGAGCGCTCTACTGCTGAGCATGGCTCGATCAACACACCAATCCAAGGAACAGCAGCAGATTACGACACGGCGTCCGTCATCGAGATTACGAACTGGATCCTAGAAGAGGGTCTACCTTTGAAGCTGGTCCTTGCTGTACACGACTCAATAGTGTTGGAGGTTCCGGAGCAATACGTGTCAGAGGCTGTGTATATGTTGCACAAGGTCATGACATCTTGGCCTGTTCCGAACGATGTGCCTCTAGACGTAGACATAGAGGTTGGAACGTCTTGGGGATCGCTTGAGGAGTACAACGACTGACTGGAGGTTTGCTATGTTTATGTCTGAAGTAGAGAAGATCGCTGAAGTGTGCCACGAAACAAACCGAGCATATTGTTGCACGATCGGGGACGATTCCCAGCTACCTTGGGCGGAAGCCCCTGAATGGCAGAGTAAGAGTGCCATCGATGGGGTGAAGCACGTGCTTGAGAATCCGGATGCTCCACCGTCCGCCTCGCATGATTCGTGGCTCGCCGAGAAGAAGGTTGCGGGTTGGAAGTACGGGCCCGTCAAAGACCCGGAGAAGAAGGAACATCCCTGTTTCGTCCCCTACGAAGATCTTCCGGAAGAACAGAAGCGGAAGGATACACTGTTCATCGCTGTAGTGAACGCGCTCAAGTAGTTAACCCGTAGTAAGAAAGGAGCATCATGAAGATCTGTATGTTTGCTGTACTCGTTGGAATGCTGTTGTCGTGTGGTGTGGATGAGGCATCGACTACCGATGTCAGCCAGGATCAGGAGGGGCTTGCGGGCTCAAATCCGTTCCTTTGCAAGGGATCGTGTCTGGTCTGCACGAAACGTGACCCAGCCGACAAGCGGAAGTGCCTCGTCTACGGGCGCAAGGCAACTGCCGTCAAGATTTGTTCTGGCTACACCACTCCTGCATCTGCACTTAGTGATTGTCTGGCTGCGATGACAGGGTGCTTGAATGTCCAGGCGTCAGTGGGCTCGTTCAGTTGTCCGTAGTCAAACCAGTGGCCACCATGATCACTAAGTGTGCTCATGGTGGTTTTCACCTTTCTAGAATCAGGAGGCTAAACATGGCAAAGATCAAGCCAGAGGTTGTTGATAGTGTGCTTGCACAGGAGAAGCTGAATGAGTACCTGAACAAGTGCGTTCAGATAGATGGTACTGCGATCAATGATGAGTTCATTCAGTTCCCTGCTGACATTGCCTATTGGGCAGCACAGCACTCGAATGCTGTGAAAGCGTTCCTTCGAGCAGACCAAGAGCATGACAAGGTCCGAGCGAAGAGATGGTTGATCATTCGGGAGGAGCTGCTTGCAAAGGGAGACAAAGCCACAGAGAAGACGGTAGAGGCTTCTGTAGAGTGTGATGCAGAATACCAGGAAGTACGCTATAGGTACGTGGAGGCAGAAGCAGAGAAGGTTCGATTGGCTGGTATCATGGAGGCTATGAAATCGAAAAAGGAAATGCTCATTTCTCTTGGGGCAAATCTGAGGGTGGAGATGGGCAGTGATCCAATGATCCGAAGTCAGCAAAGGGAATCAAAGGTCAGGTGAGCACATGCGCGTTGATGGTGACTGGTTCGGTATCATCCTATACTCAATCATCCTAGTTGCTGCTTTGATCCTGTTGTTTGCTAAGGGTTGCATGACAAGCTCAGAAGAGACGATCAATTCGGTGTCTGCTTATGGCTTCAAGGACATACGGACTGGAGATTGGACGATAGGCTGTTCTGAAGGAGAAAGGCTTGGTAGGCACTTCACAGCTACGAACTCAGATGGAAAGATGGTCTCAGGCTATGTCTGCTGTGGCCTGGTTTTCAAGGGCTGTACCGTCAGGTGGTGATCCAAACTTAGCACTTGCAGCGTGCTACAGTTTGTGCTAGGTTACACTATATGTGCTAAAGGGCACACTACAAGCAAAACACAACTCAAACCCCCAAACTCCTACTAGGACAACAAAATGGCGAAACCGCAAGAGAAGGCAGAGAAGACGAAGGCGCTGGCGAAGTATGGAAGCTATACGCTGGACGACGCAGAAAAGGAAGCACACGAGCTGGAACAAGAGGGTGGCGGTTTTCTGAAACTCAAAGTCGGGCAGAACATCGTCAGGTTCCTTCCTCCGCTTACTGGTAGGAAGCTCTTCGTAGTTGTGCATCAGCACCACGTGGAGAACCCCGGAGAGGGGAAAACGTTCAGCTTCGCATGTCCCCGAGTCATGCAGAAGAAGCCTTGTGCTCTTTGCGACAAGGGGAATGAGCTGCGCGCCACAGGGAACCGTGTGGACTACGATCTTGGTGGAAAGATGCTGCCAAGACGCCGAGTGTTCAGCAACGTCATTGACATGTCAAATCCGGAAGCAGGTCCACAGATCCTTGCGTTTGGTAGGCAGATTCACGAGCAGCTTGTGCAGATCAGGCGCAACGAGACAGCGGGTGATGATTACACGGATCCGGAGAACGGGTTCAACATTAGCATCGAGCGCAAGGGCACAGGTATTCGCGACACAAAGTACACGTGTCTGCCCAGTCGAAAGACATCCAAGCTGACGAACATGGATTGGATCGAGATGCAGCATGACCTGACACGGTTCACGATGGTTCCAACTTCGGAAGAGATCAAGAAGTACATGAGCGAGACCGACTTTGGGGCAGACGAAGCATCGGCTGTGTCAGGCGCTCGGGATGTAACGCCACCGAAGAAGTCGAGAAACGCCGCAGACGATATGGAAGACTACGGAGATTGAAAGGTTTGCTTGGGCTGTTCTTGTTTCGCTGCTAAACGGCTTACACGATCCAGCACTTTAGTCTGGCGTGGCAGTCCAGGCAATCGATTTGCTGGGAGGTCACTTGGAATGACGAGGTACGGAAAAGATCGTACAGGTCGTGGCCTGATGCGAGCCCTAAAATCCTCCAATCTGGCTTTTCGCTCTCACGGCGATGCTGCTCGAAGCTTGTGGATCGTTCAGTGACCAGACCAATCCGCGCGGTGACCCCCAGCAATTGTTTTGCCAGCAAGCAAGAGGAAGCCATATAGTATGAGCGTGCCAGACAGATGAAAGTAGCCCATTGATCGGGAGCGAGCCAGGATGTGAAAGCAGTCCATGATTCGAGAGCGTGCCATGTGTTAGGAGATGACCATATACCGTAAGCAAAATTGAAGTCAACCACGAAGCAAAAGAGGCTGGAGATCATTATGGACGGAGAGGCAAGAGAAGCACTGCGTATCACAGTCAGGCACTTCTACGACATTCAGCAAATCAGGATACAGCACTCTGGGAGAATTGCCAGGAAGTCGGCGACGAACGAGGCGGCAATATCGTCTGAGCACCAGGCTATGTTCTCTGCACAGGTCAAGCGCTTGAAAGCGTCTGAAGCTGATGCACTGCTTGACGTCAAAGAAAAGCTCCAATCCTTTGAGCTCTACAGACAGGTTCTTTCTGTGGATGAGGATCGCTGGAAGGGGCTTGGTCCTACAATGTCCGCTGTCATTCTAGCAGAGGTTGACATTGAGCGTTGTGAAACCCCTTCTGCTCTCTGGCGGTATGCAGGGCTGTCAACAGTCCCATGGAAGCGCTGCAAGCAGTGCAACCGACTTGCAGATCTACCTTTCGACGTTGTTGATGGTGACATTCTGATCAAGCAAAGCATGAGCAAAGAGTACAAGCACGTCAGGAAGAAAGAGAACGAAAAGGGGTGCGATCTGATATGGCTTAAAGAGAATCAGCTATACGACAGTGGGCGCTCTGAGTTCTTGGTGAAGGGTGAGAAGAGACACTTCAATCTGTTCCTCAAGACCAAGCTTCTTGGCGTGCTTGCTCCGGGTTTTCTGAAGGCGAAGAACCCGGTTTGGAGGAAGGTCTATGATGACTACAAAAACAGGCTGATCTCTGCTGGACGTGGTACTTCTCCAGGGCACATTAACAATTCGGCAATACGCTACATGATCAAAATGTTCCTGCTCAATCTGTGGATGGAATGGCGTACTTTTGCGAGGCTTCCTGTACGACCGAGCTACCACGAGGAGAAGTTAGGACATGTACACGCAGTTGGTGTATAGCCAGGTCGCCTAAGCAAACCATGAAAAGAGTGCGAGCCATGTGTTGGGAGCAAACCAGGAACTCAGAGCGAGCCACTATGTCCGATACACACAGAAAAACCGTGCGAGTCAAAGACTAAGCGTAAACCAAAATGCGCAAGCGAGCCAGCATACACGAGCAAACCATAGAAAGTCAGCGATCATGCCCAAAGTGACAACACTGAATCGGATCAAAGATGCAGTCAACAAGAAGCTAGGCAGGAACTCGGCTGCTGTGCTTGCTTCAAGTGGTGAGATTGAGTCTGAGGTTCGCAACGTCATTCCAACAGGAATTTCCGTTGTGGACAACGTGCTCTGCTCAGATCTTGGTGGTTTGCCATGTGGTCGTGTGACGGAGCTGTATGGGCCAAGTGGTGTAGGAAAAACGTCGTTCGTGCAGCAAGCGTTGGCAGGTGTGCAGCGCGAAGGCGGCGCAGCCATCTACAATGATGACGAGAAGTCTTTGGACATGGAAAGGATCAAGGTGTTCGGCCTTGATCTCGACAACTGCCTTGTCTTGCAGCCCCGAAATGCAGAAGAAAGCATCACTGGGATGGTGGAAGCGATCAATGCTTTACTTGATGGTGCTCAGCCCTCTCTTCTGGTCTGGGATTCGATTGCTGCGTCTGTCCCGCAGACAGAACTAGATGGTGAGATTGGGGATGCAAACATTGGAGTCAAGGGCCGACTGATGTCTCAAGCCATGCGTGCGCTTGTTCCTTTGGCTGTGCGCAAGCAAGTCGCTCTCCTGTTCGTGAACCAAACTCGCATGAAGATTGGCGTGCGGTTCGGGGACCCTGAGATCACGACAGGTGGAGAAGCTCTGAAGTTTGCGGTCAGTCTGAAGATCAGGCTAGGGTCTGGCAAGCCCTATGTGGTTGGGCGTCAAGCACTCGCGAAAGACGTTCCATTTGTTGTACGGAAGTCGAGGTTTTCACCACCTGGTTCTCGTGTTGCTGTGCGCCTCAATTTCGCACGAGGCTGGGACGAGGTATGGAGCACTCTTGATTACGCGAAGCATCTAGGGCTGACCGAAAAGACAGCCCGTGGTTGGAATGCGTACTTAGGGGCGTTGGAGGCTTTGGAGTGGGAAGTGCCTTGGACCGCAAATGAGCAGATGGCCAGCTTTGCAGAAAAGGAGCTGGGTGACGCAAAGGCAAAAGCAAAGGACGAGGGTGACGAAGAGGACGATGTAGACAACTAGCAGTAACACGGAGGATGAAATGGCAGAGAAGACAGTTGTGCGGATCAATGCAGAGGCCGAAAAGATCGCGAAGTCATTCATGAACTCTCGCGGTTTAGACTCAATAGGCGAAGCGGTGGAGAAGCTCATTGGAACAGCTTCTAGCCGTCTTTCCGCACTTGCAAAGTACGCGACCAAGCAGGGGAAGATAGCAAAGCCGAAGGGGGCTAAGGCTGAGAAAGCAGCCAAGACCAAGAAGACGAAGGCTCCGAAGAAAGCGGGACTTGCTGCCAAGCTGTCCAAAGGCCCGAAGCCTGAGAAGAAGAGCACATCGAAGCTGGGGGGCAATCGCAAGAGAGTCAAGGTGACAACTGAGCCTGTAGACTTCAGGGTCAACACTGGAGCACCAAGCGCAGAGAATCATGATCGATTGGAAACGCACAACGTTGATGAAGCAAACAAGGGAGCAGAGCTGGACGCCGACTTGGCAGCAGGCACAGTGGACTGAAACAAATACAGACACCAGCAAAAGAAAGGACGGATCGAAATGGCTTCAAAGAAAAAGACACTTGTAGAGCTGTTTGCTTTGAACTTCGCCAAGCTTCGTGCAGAGCGCAAGCTCACACAGCAAAAGCTAGCAGAAGAGATGGGCATGTCAGTCTCGTACGTTTCGATGTTGGAACGTGGGGAGCGCACTCCGCCGCTGAGCACGCTGGAAAAGATCGGTCAGGCGTTGGGTGTTGATCCTTTGGAACTGCTTGAGTAGTTTGTTCTGCTACTGTGGTGGAGAACACTAGGAAGGAAGAGCGCACCAAAGTTCGCGAGCAAACCAAGAAGCACAAGTGGGCCATAAGTCAGAGCAAACCAAGACGCGCGATCGAGTCATATCTCAGGAGTAAACCATCAAGTAAGAGTGTGCCATAGTCCATGAGCACACCAGACACGAAGATCGAGCCAAGGTCTATGAGTACACCAGATAGTGATAGCGCATTGTTGGAGGCTGGAAATGAGAATCGCATTTTGCAGTGATGTGCATGTAGCAAACCACAAGCAGAACGGTGGGGCTGTAGTGTCAGGGCTCAATGAAAGGTGCCAAGACACCATCAGCGTTCTTCGCCAGGCAGTGCTGAAAGCGATCACTGAAAACTGCGATGCTCTTGTGATTGCAGGTGATCTATTTGATTCAGCAAAGCCAGAGCCCCAGATCATTGCAGAGGTACAAAGGTCTTTTGTTGGGACCAGTCTGTCCATCTACGTCATGAAAGGCAATCATGATGAGACAAGCTCTGCTCCTGGTGATCACGCTTTGGGGCCGTTAGCACCACTTGGCCCAGCTGTTCGTGTGATTGAACAGCCTGTCCTTGCTCAAGCTTTGTCTGATGGAGACCTGATTCTTGTTCCATTCAGGAGTGGGCTTGCATCTACATGGCTGTCTGAGGCAATCTCTTCTACAGCCGAGGTGCAACGTACAGACCGCACGAAAAGCGGTAGACGTCCAGCCTCCCGCCCGCGTGCGCTCGCGTTGCACCTTGGCCTAACTGATGATCGTATGGCACCATGGCTAAGGGAATCGAGTGGTGCTGTTCTTGCTTCACTCGTCCAGTCTTTGTGCAAAGAGCACAACATCGTCTTTGCAGCATCGGGGGACTTCCACGAGTACAAGCTGTGGTCTGAGAAGCCTTGGGTTGTACAGATAGGGGCTCTTTGTCCCACAGGCTGGAGAGACCAAGGGTACGAACAGTATGGATCACTGTGCATCTGGGACTCGAAGGCCAAGAGCTACGAACGTCATGTGATCCCAGGTCCACGCTTTTTGTTCAATCCCAGAGCGCACGATCTTGTTGTTGCGAAGAGAGCTGGCCACAAGATCTATGTGCGGTACACTGCAAGCAACATGGATGAGAAGTTAGCTCTGAAAGAGCGCTTGGAAGCGGATCTCAAGTCGGGACGAGTGCATTTTGGCTCTGTCGAGATAGATCAGACATCTACCATCGTTGCTGCTCGTTCTGCTGCTATGGCTGCAAAGTCGTCGAAGACACGTGATGACGCCTTGGATGCCTTTGTTCGGAACATGCCTCTGGAAGATGGCGTAGACAGAGCTGATGTGTTGGAGCGATCCAAGAGCTATCTTGAAAAATGAGCAGGAGATCCTGATGAGCATTGCGATCGGTAAGGTAGAACTGAGAAACCTGTTTCTACACAAGTCTACAGATCTTGTGCTCCCTAAGCGTGGGATCGTTCTTGTCACAGGACCAAACGGCTCTGGGAAAAGCGGTCTGATTGAGGGGGTGAGTGTGGCGGTCTTTGGCAAGACCCTACGAGGAACGCCCCCTTGGAGCCAGGGTCATGCGTGCAGTGCGACAGCCTATGCGTCTGGGGCTCACCCCTTGGTGGTCACCAGGGCAAACGCCAAGGGCAAGACTACGCTGGCCTGGGGGCCACCTGGCAAGGGGCCAGGAACCACCTACGAGAGCACCACCAAGGCGCAGGAAGCCCTAGAAGCTGTGGTCGGGAGCTGGAACGTATGGCGCAGGTCTGCCGTATTTAGCAGCTCGGACGCTTCTCACTTCACCTTGGCCAGGGATGGCGAGCGGAAGGCTTTGTTGGAGGAGATCCTAGGCTTGAGTGAATTCGACATAGCTCTTTCACACTGTCGATCTGACCTTAAGTATGCTGAAGCGGCTTTGGACAGTGCCAGACGGGAAGAGGAGAAATGGTCCATTCAGCTAGCTGAACGATCAAAGCACTTGGAAGAGCTGCAAGGGATGAACCTGATTGAGCCGTCTAACCCTATTGGCGTAGTCAAGTTAGACACGGAGCCATTGCAGAATGAAGTGACTCGTCTGCATGCTCTCGTTAAGGGCTGTGAGAAAGATCAAGCAGATCTTAGGAAACAGCACTTGACAATCTCTTCTACAGGTGGGGAAGACAAGGCAAAGCTCGCTGAGCTAACACGCCGATCGTCCATGCTGTCAAAGGAAAAGTGTCCGACTTGCTTGCAGCCTATTAGTTCAGAAACGCGCAGAAGGCTTGATGAGGAGATAGGCAAGGTCAGGCTGGCTGCTGAAAAGGCAGAGCTTGCTTCAAGGAAAGAGTTCGCCAGTTTGAATGATGGCATGATCGACAGTGATTCTGAGCTGGAAGCACTTAACGCTAAGTTAAGTGCCGCTCGGAGAGAACTGACGGAGGCTGAGCAAACGAACGTGGCAGAGCAGCAACGATATGACAATGCTCTAGTGGTGTATGAGCGGGATCTTGCTGCGTACGAGAGCTTGGCTGAAAGGCTGAGCAGAGCTGATGCTGCTGTGCATGAGGCTTCGGCTGCTCAGTTTGACGCTGCTGTTGGGTTGGGGAAGCATGAGAAGGGGGTTGCTGTCCTTCGAGCTGTGGAGCAAGTGCTCGGTTTGCGAGGCTTGAGAGCGCATGTGCTTGGGAGTGCTCTTTCTGGGTTGGAAGCTGTTGCGAATCATTGGCTTGCTCGGATCTGTGGAAACAATGAACTCAGGCTGGAGCTGAAGCCTTACACCGAACAAAAGACTGGGGGCATAGCGGACGCCATCTCGCTTGAAGTGGTAGGCGCAGGGGGTGGCTATGGCTACCGAGCAAGCAGCGGTGGAGAACGCAGGCGCATAGACATCGCTCTGCTTCTTGCGCTTGCAGAGGTTGCAGGCGCAGCACATAGGTCAGCAGAAGACTCGACGCTGTTCTTTGACGAGTGCATGGACGCTCTCGACGAAGATGGAGCGGACGCAGTAGCATCAGCATTGTACGACTTGGCAAAGAACAGAGCTGTGCTTGTGATCACGCACTCTGAGGTTCTTTCTAGTAGGATCGAGGCGGACGTTAGACTTAGAGTAGAGAATGGAACTGTAATCACTCTTTGAAAGAGGGCACATGGCTAAGAAAAAAGCAGGGCCTGAACAAGTACGCATTGAGTACATGCCGCTTTCCGAGCTTGTACCTGCGGAGAGAAACCCGAAGCAGCACAACCTAGACGCTCTTGGCGATTCTATCGTGCGATGGGGCTATGTTCAGCCGGTCACAATCAATGAGGCTACAGGGCGCCTCGTGGCAGGGCATGGGCGCACAGAGAAGCTTGCTCACATGAAAGCTGCTGGGGAGGATGCACCTGGCCGAGTACAGGTACGGAAGAAGGACGGGGAATGGCTTGTTCCAGTGGTCAGGGGGGTGAGCTTTGCCAATGATCAGGAAGCTGAAGCCTACTTGCTGGCGGACAACAGGCTCACGGAGATTGGCCATTGGGACGAAGAGCTGCTCGGCCAGGTCTTGAGCGAGTTCGCAGAGGTTGGCCCTGAGTCTTTTGTCGGCCTTGGCTGGGACATGCAAGATGTGGTGACCATGGAGACCGAGAAGGAGCTTGCTGATCTCAAGATGGCACCTGTTGGGATTGCTGCTGAGAACACGGCAGAGGATCCGCGCAGCAAGCAGTTCTGGGTCTGGGCTGCTTGTGAGAGCGCTGAGCAAATGCAAGAGGTCGTTGCTAGGTTCGGCAAGCCAGGGAAGGGCAAGACCAGCAGAGAATTGGACATCGCTTTGATCATGAGGTGATTATGGCTTGTGGTAACTGCTCTTTGTGCGGTACTCGAACGTATTGCCAGCCGCTCAAGGGCAAGCCCAAGTCATATGGGGGCTACAGGTTCACAGCCGATTGCTTTGATTGTGCAATCCAGCTTTCATTGGACACGTACTCAGCGTGCAGTTTTGACTGTTTGTATTGTTTCAGTAATTACTTAGCGCGAAACCCTGAGCTGAAGAAGCGGAATCCGAACGCGAAACCGTCTGACGGTACAGTTGGGGCGATGAGCCCAGCTGTGTTGGAAGACATACTCGATCTGAGCCGGACAGGTGGGGCTCGCGAGGTCTTTCGCAGCTACATTCGGCATTCCAAAGGGCGCAAGGTTATTCAGTGGGGTGCTCTTGGTGATCCGTTTGACAACATAGAGCGCTGGCAGCGGGTAGGTCTTCAGCTCATTCCGATCTTTCAGAAGTACAACCAGCCGACTCGAATAAGCACAAAAGGTGGGCTGCTCCTTCAGGACAAGGAGTATCTATCCACCATCGCCAAGTACCCAGAGATCTTCTGGTTCGCGTTCTCCACGATAACGATCGACGATGAGGTGCTTGCTTCTGTGGATAGGATGGCGCCAAACGCAACAGAGCGCCTGAAGGCTATGAAGATCCTGACGTCAATGGGCTGTAGGGCGAGCTTGCGCATGCGTCCGATACTCAAGAACGTGACGGATACCACAGCAAAGCATCCGAACGCATGGCGCGAGCTGATGCACAGGGCACGCGAAGCAGGTGCGGAAGCTGTCAGTATGGAGTTTGTCTTTGTGCCTGGAGCAGAACGAGCAGGGGTCAAGTGGAGATGGGACGAGATAGAGAAGATCACACGCTTTCCGTACAGGAAGTTCTACAAGAGCACGAGTGATTGCTTCAGTGCATGCTTGCGCAGCAGCAGAGCGTGGAAAGAAGAGCTGACGTTCGCCATACGAGATGAGGCGCACAAGCTGGGCATGGTCTTTTCAATCAGTGATCCGCATTGGAAAGAGCTGAACGACACAGGATGCTGCTGTGGGATGACTGACACTGATCCTGTGTTTGGTATCTGGGAGAAGAAGCAAGCGTGCCAGGCATTGCTCACGGCCAAGGCTGACTCAGAGCACGGTGGGGATGGCCTGATATACATCGAAGACGTGATTCCGGATTGGGCTCGTAAGGTGACGGCGAGGAGCTTGATCTGTGTGACAGGGCCGAAAGCGATCACAGCGAATAGGCTAAGCTTTGCTGATTGGCATCATGTGTCCATCTGGAACAACCCAGGCAAGGCGCGCGGGCCTAGGATCTACTTTGGGGGCGTCCTTGAGCCTGTTGGGATGGATGTGAATAAGAACCTGGTCTACAAGTATGCTGCTCGGGGTAGGTCATTCAAGGACTACGGATGGAATGTAGGGGACGAGCATGAGTGACAAATGGCTGACGCTGGATGAGGCTGTTGCGCTATTCAGTTCGTCGAACACACTCACATCGCCGTATGTTGCATTCATGGGAAGCTTCTTGGAAAGCTTCTGTAAGGTGACACGTAAGTCAGGGACAATATTCTATGATCGTGCATGTGTAGAAGATGCTGTAGCAAGGTTCACAGAGCATACGTTGTCCACACTATAGGTGGTGGCATGTTGATAAGGCTCGAAGAAGCGATCAAGAAGTACGGTATTGATCCTGACGTTCTAAGGAGAGTTCCAAGAGCAAAGACACAACTCAGGCGTAGCCTTATAGGCAATGCGTTTGTGGTTTCCTTCTGGGAGTCTGATGACATCGAAGAGCACTTGGCTGGGAAGGCTAGAGCTGGTCTGGAGTTCTGCGACTTGGATGTAAAGCAGTGCGGAACACTGATTGACTTCACAACGTATGATCCCTAGGCCGAAAGACAGTAAGGGCTACACATTAGCTGAAGCTGAGCAAATCTGTGGTCGTGCAGTCACCGTGTACGATGTGATAGAGGCTGGAATCGAAATTCCGCATGTTGATCTCACGTCTTTTACGAAGTATTGGATGGACACGTTCAAAGGCAACCTGATCATGGATCCGCTGTTTACGAAGAAGCATATGAGTCAGCTCATTACCTACTATGCAGAACGGGCGCTGCTAAGCATAAAATGATCACAGACCAGCACGAGATTCCAGAACCAGAAAGCCCAGATGGCTACACCTGGATGGAAGCAGAGCAAATTCTTAGCAGGATCATCAACTACTCCGACCTTCAGGATTTGGACTTGGCTAACTTCAACTTGAAGGGTGTTTGGTCAAAGCATGACAACGTGCTTGAAATGCCTGTCTTCACAAAAGATCACTTAATCAAGATTATAGCCTACTTCGTTGGGAGGAGCTTAGCATCTGTTGAGCTTTGATTGTCAATAACAGGAGGATCAAACAATGGCTAGAAAACTTGCGTCGTGTTCTGATCATACAGCTTACGATGAAGAATGCGATAGTTGTCGAGAAGCGATGCTGGATAGAGAGATTGACAGGCTGCACAAAGCGCGTGACACGAAGGGTATGGCCAAGCTCGTTCAGGACCAAATAGACACGGTTATGAAGAACAAGTTGTTGAACCTGGAAGAGGAGGTTGGCGAGCTTTTTTCAGAACTCATAGAAATCACTGTACTCATGTCGTTCGGTTGTGAAAAAAGAAGCTTTAACGAAATCAGAATGCTGTATGAGAATGGTGATCGTTACGGAAAGGTCACACAAGCTCTTATTGCAGGATCGACTCTTCTCCAGAAGATTCGTGATCAGGTTGAGTCTAGGATAGGTCCAACCCTGGACGAGCACCTAGGCAAGATTGCGGACTCTGTTCTCACAGACAAAGTGCTCACTCGTGAGATCAAGAATTCGTACTTGGAAGTCTTTCACGAAAAGCTCAAGGATCGAATGACTGCTTGGATAAACGACAAAGCTGAAGAGGATGTGGACAACTTCATAGAAGATGCTCTGAGAGGAAAGTAGGAGGCCGAAAAGTGATCAATAGGCCATGGGCAGAAGGCTTGAACCCTACGTTTGTTCCTATGAGCACGCTTGAATCGCGCTTATTTGCGTCTGCGTCGTTGTTGGAGAAAGGAGGATCTACAGGCACGTCAAATGAAGACGTGGATCAGCAGTTTCTCACCAGGGTGCTTCAGAAGCGCATCGAAGCTTTCAAGCTGCCAATCTCATTCAGCAGCAACGCAAGACTGGCCGTTCTCACACTCGTTGATCGGCCTGGCTCTGTCGTTGTCTTGCTCATCGATTGCTTGAATGCATACGAGGGTCAGACAGTAACCGTGGACATGCTTGCTGAACTGTACCCTATAGGCTTCTACGACGAGGTGACTTTGTCTAGGTACATAGAAGACTTTCTGAAGCAAGGCAAAGTGAAATGGTCTGAGATCTACTGAAAGGAAGAGGCTGGGCATGTTGGCGTCCTAGGACGTATCCCTGCAAAAGACCCAAGCAGCAACCCAGCAACCTCCGCGTCCTTGGCATTTTAGGTAGCTGCTGGTAGCATAAAGCGGAAGGGCTGGAATGAAGCGCGCAATCACCAAAGAAACGTACGATCTGCTACTTGCTGCTTACAGGGAGTGCCCTGACAACGCAGCAAACGCAGCCCGCAGAGCCTCCGTGGATCCTAGGACGGCGCGTAGAGGTTGGAGCAAGGGCTGGATCTCTTCGCACAATCGGTGGGCTCGTCCGATCAAGGTTGTGCTCGAAGAAGAGCAGATCAATGCTCTGGCTATTGCTGCACAGCAAGAGGAACAGAAGCGCAAAGAGGCAGAAGAGCTACGACAGAAGGGGCGTGATGAAGCTGTCAACACGATGGCAGCAGAGCAGCGCTTGCTGAACCAAGTCAGGTCGAACACAGGTGGATTGTTGGGCGTCACAGCTCGTGGGCTCAAGGCAATGGTTGTGCTCACGGAGAAGATTGAAGAGGAGGCTAGAACAGCAACACTATCGATCATCAACCGAGTCAAGCTGCTTGCTGCGCTTGCGTACGCTACCAAGCAAGCGAACGAGAGCGTGAAGCTTGCTTTGGAAGCTCAGCGGAAGTATGTGGGAGCGCCTGACGCCATTCTCAAGATCGATACGAGCACGAACGACATGCCGATTGATGATGCTGTGCATGCCATCGAGATGGCGAACGTTGCGCTACAGCGCGCACAGAGGTCTGGGCTTGTACTCGTGCAAGGGCAAAAGGCTATCGATGTGACTCCAGCAGCAGTGCCAGGCAAGACCAATGGAACAGCGCACTGATCTGATTCCACCCCCGAAAGATCCGAGAGGCTACACGTCTCCTGAACTCAGTGAAATTTGTGGGTCCATGGTTACCACTTACGATGTGGACTACACTGAAGGGGCTTGGCGCTTATACACCAACCGTCCTTTCAGGAGTTTAATCTTCACGAAAGAGGAAGCACTTGCAATTATAGTTCGCCATGCGGAGCGCATGCTGCAATCAGCCGATGTCGGACCAACATATGGATCAGCCAATGGCGAACAACCTCCACAATGAATTGATCCCACCCCCGAAAGACCGTAAGGGGTACACACCTAACGAGGTGGAGAAGATATCTGGCAAGTATGTTTCGTTTGGGGGCATAACCCGAGCGGGAATACAGATTTTCAGCACAGGCATTAACCGATACGACTGGGTATGTAAGCATCTTGATGGCTCGATTACCACAATCAAATACTTGAGGTTTACTAGAGAGGAAGCACTTGCGATCATATGTGCTAGGGCAAAGCACATACTGCTTTCGATGAAATTGTGACCGGATGCCAAGTCAAGCGCAGATACTTCAGCCGACTCTGACGGCTCAGCCTGCTGACCTTCGGGCGCGAGCGGCAGAAGCTCTTAGGGCTACAGTTGCGCTCTCAGCTCAAGACCCTTCAACATTCTTGGAGTACGTACTTCGCGACGAGATGACTGGAAAGCCTATCCGTCAGGCTCCAATTCACGAGGCTTGGCATTCGCTGATCAGTGAGCACCATCGCCTTGTCATCTGGTCTCATACAGAGAGTGGCAAGAGCTTTTCCATTAGTATTGGTCGTGTACTGTGGGAGCTTGGTAGGAATCCGAACCTGCGCATTGTCGTGCTCTCGAACACGCACGGACAAGCGAAGAAGATCGTCAGGACAATCTCGCGTTACATCGAAACCAGTGCAGAGCTGAAAGCAGTCTTTCCATATCTGAAGCCTGGCTATGGCCCTTGGACTGAGACCATGCTGACTGTAGAACGCACGGTCATCAGCAAGGACCCAAGCGTTCAAGCGTTTGGTGTGCATGGGAACATCACAGGCTCTCGCGTTGATCTTGTGATTGTGGATGACATCTTGGACCCTGAGAACACAAGGTCAGACAAGAGCAGGCAGGAGCTTTCAGACTGGTACAGTGCGACAGTCAGTGGGCGTCTTACGGAGAAGGCTCGCGTTATCGTGGTTGGCACTGCATACCATCCAGACGATTTGTTGCACAGGTTCGCACGGAACCCGATGTGGAAAGCCTTTCGCTATCCTGTGATCGATCCGTCTACTCATTTGCCTGGGTGGCCTGCACGCTGGAGCCCTACACGCATAGAGCAGCGGAGGATAGAGCTTGGCCCTTTGGAGTTCGCACGGCAGATGATGTGCGAAGCTCGGGATGACAGTGAGAGCCGGTTCAAGCAGGCTGCAATCAGCAAGTGCATGGAGCGTGGTGAAGGTCGGAGGCTGCTTGGGAACACTCCACGCGACTACTTGATGTACGTCCCGCTCGGCTGTCAGGTCTACACAGGTGTTGACCTTGCAGTGCAGAAGAAGGCATCTGCCGACTTGACCGTGTTCTTCACGATCATTGTGCACCCAGACAGCAGCAGAGAAGTTCTGAACATATTGGCGGGACGCTTTAGCGGACCCGACATCGTCAGCAGGACTATAGACATTCACAAGCGCTTCCAGGGCGTCATGATCGTAGAGTCTAACGGCGCTCAGGATTATATATTGCAATTCACACGGGATAGAAGTGCTGTGCCTGTTCGTCCGTTCGTGACAGGTAAGAACAAGTGGGATCCTGCTTTTGGTATTGAGTCCTTGTCGGTAGAGCTGGACAACGCCAAATGGATCATACCGAACGAGGGTGGGATATGCGACTCCGAGGTAGACGCATGGATCAAAGAGATGTTGTACTACGATCCGAAGGCACATACAGGCGATAGGCTCATGGCTTCGTACTTTGCTCGTGAGGGCGCACGGTCTATGTACAGTGCAGGCAGTTCGTCTGGAGAGGTTGGGCGCGTGGACTTGATGTCTAGATAGAACAACGAAAGGATCAAACATGGCACAAGGTGAATTCACTAAGGAAGAAGCACATGCAACCATCAAAGCAGTTGAAGAACTTCATGCGGCGTTGCCCAAAGGAAGACGTGCGGATTTCATTGGGCACTTGAACGACATCTACCTTTTCCTTCAAGCAGCGGAGGAAGTTGCTCCTGAGAAAACTGCACAGCTTGGGAAGACTGATGGCTCGTAGGGCCAATCAGATGGTCAGAGGCATGGATCGCATAGAGCTTGAAGCCAACCTGTCCAAGATATCTGCTGCGTACGCTGAACTCAGGCTGATGGGGACACCGTGCTTGAACTGTGCAGTTGCAGCTATCTACAAGTGCATTGATCCTTCGTGCAAAGTTGGGAGGACTGCTGGCATGGTCATAGGTTCTATTAGTGTTTGTGCAGACAGATCTATGTTGAGAGCTGCCAGAGATGCTCTCAAGCGCCGCAAAGTTCGTTTTATGGATGTGATCTATTACATGAACACGCAAAAGTTGATTGACCGAAGTGCCTATGTGGAACGTTATTCATTCTGAGTGCATGCTTGCAATGCACAAGATGGAGCCCAACAGCGCTGACGCTGTGGTGACTGATCCACCGTACGAGCTTGGGTTCATGGGTAAGGGTTGGGACAAGTCAGGGATCGCAAACTCCGTCAGAATGTGGCGTGAGGTCTTTCGTGTGCTCAAGCCAGGTGGTTACTTGCTCAGCTTCGGTGGAACTCGAACCTATCACCGGATGGCTTGCGCGATCGAAGACGCAGGGTTTGAGATCCGTGATAGCTTGGACTGGCTGTATGGCTGCTTGAGTGAGGACACTGAGATCCTGGTTAATGGAGAGTGGGAACATTACCGTAAAGCCGTTGCAGGGAGTCTCGCATTATGCTATGATGTACAGTATGACACGCTCTCTTGGCAAGAGATCCAAGAAGTCTTTGCCTATCCGTACAATGATACCGCCTTCCGAATTCAGTCGAATAGTACGGATCAGATCGTCTCCAGAAACCATCGCTGCCTTATTGAACGAGACGGAGCGCTCATTTTTTCTATCGCAGAAGAAGTTGCACGGGAATGCTCGGCGCGTGTACCCGTTTTGGAAGATCTGTCTGGTCTGTTTGAGGCCCTTCCAGTGCCACACCAAGGAACAAGTTTCCAGGAACAAGACATGCACTATGGGTTGTGCGACAAGCTTACTGGGCAAGTATCCGAGACCACAGAAGCGCTCAAACGCAAAGTGCTCGGTGTGCAACAAACAGATCTATCGGTTTCCGAGTCACCTTCTTCGGGTTCAGACTCCAACCTGCTCTCGTCAATGCAATGGGAAACTTCGAGGGTTAGCGTGGAAAGCTCATGCACACAAGGGGAGGAAGGCATGGACAAAAGAATCCGAGATTGCATTTCGAGGGAAGATGTCAGGGTCACTCAATCCAGCGTGGAAGGGCGGGGTGACATTCTTCAAGAAGCATGGCAACTACAAGGGTGTCCGATACGTTCGGTGTCCGGCCATGCTTATTCAGATGGCACGGAAGGACGGGTACGTCATGGAGCATCGTTTGATTGTGGCAAAGCTGATCGGGCGCTGCCTTTTACAGATGGAGATAGTCCATCACGAAGACCGAGACCCACAAAACAACAAGCCATTGAATCTGATGTTGTTCAGATCAAACAAGGAGCACAAACTGTACGAGCATCACGGTTCGCCTCTTCCGATCTGGCGAGGGTCACACCTTTCCACCTCATTGGAACAGTGTGGTGCGTGAAGGTTCCGACTGGCGCGTTTGTCGCACGTCGAAACGGTAAGATCTTCATTACTGGTAACTCTGGCTTCCCGAAGTCGCTGGACATCAGCTTGGCGATAGACACAAAGCTTGGAAAGAGCCGGAAGGCGATTGGTCCTGCGACCAGGCATGGGGGTGGGGACAGCAAGGTCATGGTGGGCGACTACAACGCCCCAAGGACCGCGCCTGCCAGCCCCCAGGCAGCTCTTTGGGATGGGTGGGGCACAGCCCTGAAGCCAGCGCACGAGCCGATTGTGCTCGCCCGCAAGCCCTTCTCGGGGACCATTGTGGCGCACGTGCTCAAGCACGGTACAGGGGGTATCAACGTCGGGGCGTGCAGGCTGGGAACGACTGAGAACCTTGGGAGGAACAACAAGAGTCAGGCGACATGGGGAAATTATGGGAATGGACCAAGCAGCCAATTAGGACTTCCGATTTCTGATCAGAGTCGTTTCCCTCCAAACGTTCTGCTCAGCCATTCACCTGCATGCGGGAAGAAGTGCGCTCCAGGCTGTCCTGTTGCAGCATTGGACAAGCAGAGCGGGATCTTGAAGGGTGGAACGATCAAAGCATCAACTGTTACAAAAGGTGGCTCAAGAATCGGGACGTTCAATATTCGAGAACGGACGGGACGTCAGTATGTTGGGTCTGTAGGTGGAGCGTCCAAGTTCTTTCCGATCTTGAACTGGGATCCGATGGACTTCGACTTCTTCCGCTACCAAGCAAAGCCATCGAACACCGAACGGGATGCAGGATGTGCAGGAGAGGGCACAGCAGCAGAAGTTACCGGCCGAGAGCCGGATAGCAGAGGGCTGAACAACTCAAGGTCAGGGATGCGCCGGAAAGGATCAGTTGGCAACGAACACCCTACGGTCAAACCTATCACCCTCATGGGCTGGCTCTGCAAGCTCATCACACCGAAAGGTGGGCTCATACTCGATCCGTTCTGTGGTTCTGGGACAACAGGTTGTGCGGCAATCTGGCTCGGGTTCAACTTCATAGGGATTGATCAGTCAGCAGAGTACGCTGAGCTAGCCCGTGGGAGGATAGCAGCATACGAGAAACACTTGGCCAGCAAGCACAAATAGTGCTTGCCTTGTTAGTGCTAGTGTGCTAAGCTGCGTAGTGTGAGGCTAGGCAACGGCAAGATGACAAAGCGGGATAGGATACAGGCTGCATGCTCCGAACTGGCATTGTTTGGGCATGCTTGCTTGGAGTGCCCGATCAATAGAGTAGTACGCTGTTCTACTCTGTCTGATATATCATACTGCTTTCATACACCGAATGTACGCGCTCGTGTAGAGCACATTTTCCTTCAGTACGGTGTCTCAAAGCTTGAAGTTGTAGAATGTGCAAGAATGATGGAGTTCGGCGCTAGGAACCGCTTGGCTCGGGAATGAGCTTGATCCGGAAATCTGATCGGATAGCTGCTGCATACACAGAGCTGAGCCTGCTTGGCTTTGGCTGCTTCAAGTGTTCCGCCCCACGCTCGAAAGTGTGCTCCATAAACGGGGAGTTAGCACTGCACTGTGTGTTTCAGAACAGCAACTTCGACGCGGACGCAGCCAGGGGTACTCTTGTGTACTACGATGTTTATCTGTCAGAAGTTTCAGATTACAGAAACAAGGCAGGATAGCTTAATGGGAAAGCCTGGGTCATATACACCAGAGACTGTCGGTTCGATTCCGGCTCCTGCCTCTATGGAAGCTATACAATCAGAAGAGCACAGAAGGGCTTGTGCTTATTCAGAGATCGTTCTGAGTGATAACTTTAGTACAGCACTTGATTGTGGCGTGTGCCGCGTGAATGTATGTAGCCGACATGATGTGCCAGAGGTCCTTGAAAGGTATGGAGTTTCATTGCCTGAATTTCAAGCGTACGTTCGGAAGGTTCATCGTTACGCTAAGGCTACTACATGATCTCATCTCCTGAAGTAACAGAGGCAGCTTATACTCTTGAAGCTACGCTCAGGCTGTCAGACACGGATTGCAGTGTTTGCACAGCTTTGCCTCATTGTGTGTATGTAGCTGTGAACAAAAATCTGTTCTCGCCAACTAGTTGTGCAGGGTGTCATCCGGAGTTCATGGAGTTCTTGTGTGATCTTTTTACCGTCTGAAAAATTGAGGGTAGCTCTTGCCTTGGAAGCTACAGTGCGACTGGGTGGCTATCAAGGACTAGGACTAGCATGGTGTGCACGCTGTCCAATGCTGTCTGCGTGTGCTAGAGCTTGCGTAGCAGGATGGAAGGTTAACGTTCCAGGATGTTGTCAGTTCAGGGCTCACTTGGATGACCTCAAAGCGAATGTACAAGGTAGAGATCAGCCTGCCAAAGCCAGGCGCAAAGCCTTGGAAGAGAGAACAGCTTCAACTACCCATAGGAGAAGCACTAATGGCAAAGACCGAGAAAGTTGTAACAGGCGACCAGCTTCCCAAGACTGAAGTCAGACAGTCTGATCCCATTCTGCTCAAGAATGTGAGCGAGGACGACGCAGCATCAGAGTCAAGCAGGATACACACTGCATACAACGATCAATCTGCGAAGAACGCAAAGATGCGTGCTGTCTTGCTCAGGTGGGTTGAGTGCCATGGTGTGACTTGCGCGTGTGAGCTGTGCAGGGCAACAAGGGAGGCATTGATATGAGCAGGGCATGCACTGTGACAAAGAAAGAGCATGCTCTTTCTATCTGTTGTAGTCATGGAGTTCCTGTTGATGGGTGCCTTGGTTGCATTGAGCACATGATGATGCACGACGAGGCGAGCAAAGCAGCTATGAGGGCTCAAGCTCGGCATGAGAAGACACAGACTCCAGAAGAGAAGGCTCTTGCTGATCAGGCTGCTCGGACGTTGACAGTTGCGTTGCGAGCTGTAGAGGACACTATGCACGCGGTGTCTGAGCTTTCTGTAGGCCGGGAGGGCTTGGATGTTCTTGCTGCAACAGCCAACCATTTTGCAGAAGCTTCAGAAGCGTCGGCTCGTGTCGCTCAGATAGTTGATCGGATAGCAGACAAGTTGTTCGTTAGGTAGTCATTCGGAGGCGTAGACCAGTATGGATCTGGGGTGGGCTGTAGACTCATTGTCTTATGACCAGCAGAGTTCGATTCTCTGAGCCTCCATCTGTGTTGAATAGAAACCATCGGTTCAAATATCCGTTGAAAACAGTTGGTGAGTGCGCCATTGAGCTTGACGTGCCTGCTGAGTCTATTCAAGACCTTGTAGACGCTGGGGATGTGCCATACACGATTAACAGACAGTTCTACACTTGCGTTGACGTTGATCAGGTTCGGACCAAGTTAGCTAGCAAAGCTGAACGGATCTTGCTAGGGCCACAGGTCCAGGACGCTGTTGTCGAGGTCAATGGCCAGGCTATGCACCTGTCAGACAGGGGCTTCTGGGACTACGCCAAGCAGTAGCCTTCTTTAGTCTTCTTGCGCTAGTATGTTGGGCGCGGGAGGTTACGTGAGTTCAGGTACGATTACCGAGCCTTATGCAGCCAAGAAGGTGTCCGGAGCAGCCGGAGACCGCATACTGGAGAAGGTCAAGCGCCTTGGCATGACGCCGAGGCAGCAAGCTCTGAATGCTTTGTGGGCTTGGTACAGGACGCAGCACTACGACGCCAGGCGTTGTGATTGGGATGGGACGGAGCGCGTTCAAGGCATCGATCATGAAGCAATCGCAACGGCAGGATTCATTCCTCCAGGCTTCTACGATGCAGGCCAGACGTTTCCGATCAAGTTCAGACGCCCGACTGCGCCTTATGCTCTCATCAAAGTCATCGTAGATCGCTTCACTGGCTTGCTGTTCTCAGAGCGCCGTCACCCTCATCTTCGTGTGGATGGCGATCATAAGACTGAGGACTACGTTCAAGCACTTGCAGAAGCAGCACGACTATGGCCTGCAATGATTCAAGCTCGAACGTATGGGGGCGCGACAGGCTCTGTTGCAATTGGATTCAAGTTCATCGAAGGGAAGCCTATAGTAGAAGTTCACGATCCTCGGTGGATGTTTCCTGACTTCAAAGACAGGGAACAGCTTGTCTTGAAGTCAGTCGAGAAACGATACCAGTACCCTGTTGAAATCCAGAATGAAGTGACGGGAGACTGGGAAGAGGTTCCCCATTGGTACAGGAGAGTGATCAACGAGAAGTCTGATGTGCTATACGAGCCCGTTCCTGTTCCCAAGGATGGCAGCGAGCCTGAATGGAAAGAGCAGCAGCATGTTGAACATCGGTTTGGGTTCTGTCCTGTGGTTTGGGTGCAGAACCTTCCTGTACAAGACGACGTGGATGGTGACCCTGACTGTCATGGCATCTATGATCTTGCAGAGGCAATTGATGCATTGATATCACAGGGAAATAGAGGTACGACTGCGAACTGCGATCCGACGTTAGTGATCATCACAGAGGCCAAGTTGGCAGACGTACGCAAGGGTAGTGACAACGCCATCAAGCTTCCGCCAAACTCTTCCGCTCAGTATCTTGAGATCTCAGGTCAGGGACCGAAGTCTGCATTGGACACAGCAGGACAACTCAGAACGTATGCACTTGAGGTTGCGCAGTGCGTTCTTGATCATCCGGATGTTGCGAACAGGACAGCGACAGAAGTAGAGCGTGTGTTCTCTTCAATGCTTTCCAAAGCGGACATCCTACGAGAACAGTACGGGCAGAAGGGCGTTCTTCCTCTCGTTGAAATGATGATCAAGTCTATCCGAATGCTCGGAAAGTCTAAGGCTGTTTCTGTTGTGAGGCAATCTGAGGAAGGTGAGCAGACTGTCCCAGAAATTCAGAGTCAGTTTGTCAAACTGCCTGACCGTGTGATTCCTGGCGTAGATGGGGAACCTGCGAAGCGCGAGAAGCGCGAGCTTGGTCCGCCAGGCAGTGTTGTCGTGATTCAGTGGGGTGCTTACTTCGACTCCAGCACAACGGACATTGCAGCTTCTTCAGATGCTGCGACCAAGGCTCAGCAAGGCGGTCTCATTGATCAGGAGCATGCAGCCCGGTTCGTTGCTCCGTACTTCCATGTGGAAGATGTGCCCGAGATGCTTGCCAAGGTGAAAAGGGAAAAGGAAGAAGCACAGGCAGCGATGGATCAGCAGCTCATGGGTGGGATGGGCCAGAACCAAGGTTGGTCGGAGAATGAATGAGCCGGGCGTTTCCAAACCCAAGTGTGATTCAGCACTCCATTCACCGTGCTCCGTATGGTGTGGGTTGGCTCAGAGAAGAGCAAGCATACGATCTTTGCCCTCACTTGACGCCTGATCACATCTCGAGGTTTTACTATGCAGGACGCTTGCTTGCATGGCGCGAAGTCCCTGCTGGTCGTGAGACTTCTGCTTGTGTGGTATGGCTTCGCCCTGTGAACACAGACGCGAAGAACGGATGGCTTGAGATTGACGAACTGGCGTCGGGCAAGAAGCCCCTCTGAGGAGACACGTATGGACAAGTTTATTCGATTGATCTTGGCTCTACTTGTTGTTCTACCTGTGTTCACACGAGCAGACGTGTGTGGGAATACTGCCGAGAGAGTCTATGCACTGCCTTTGACTACTGCGACGCCCGTTGGAGCAGGAATCGCAGGAAGGAAGCTGATCTCAGTTTGTTCCTCGAACTCGAATGCTGCAACGGTCATTGTCCAGTGCCGTGGAGATGGCACTGATGTTGTCTATGGTGACTCGAACATAGGCATACAGATCGCGCCTGGGCAGTGTGCACAGTTCGGTGCTCCAGAGGGCATAACCATCAGCTGTGCTTCAAACACAGCAGGCGCAGTCGTAAAGACGAAGGAGTGTACAGGTACTTCGCCCCCACAATATCTGATCAATGGTCCGACTCCATCTATGACTGTTGCAGGAACGGTGACGGCGAACCAAGGCACAGCGGGGGCTACTGCTTGGCCTGTTACGTTTACACCTGGAACTGTTGCGACTGCGTCAACCCCAGGAACGTGCACATCAGTCACAGTCAGTGCTGTGCTAATTGCAGCGAACGCTACCCGTAAGAGCGTGGTGATTCAGGCTGCGACAGCCAACACCAAGAACGTCCGATGGGCAAAAGCCGCAACTGCGACGGCTGCACAGATGCTTCTTGAGCCAGGCCAAACGTACATCTTTGATGGTGATGGTGGGTCTGTCTACACAGGGGCCTATGCTTTCATCTCAGAAGATGGAACAGCACAATCTGTCTGTGTTCAGGAGGAGTAACTATGAACTCCATTCTTCTTGCTCTCACTTTGGCTTCTGGTGTTTGGTCTGCTCCGTCTGCTGTTGGTCCAGATGGCACTTTCAGGACAGCTCTTACGGGACCAGGTGTTTTTCCGAGCGCCGAGGATTTCATCTTCTACGTCGATCCAACGGGAAGCGACTCGAACAACTGCACGGCCGCGATCACGCCATGTCTTACCCTCCAAGCTGCGGTAGCGAAACTTCCTCCGCAGTGGAAGCAGAAGGCGCGCATCATCTTCGCGGCGGGGACGTATACGATCACAGGCGTGTACAATCTGAGAGTGGGCACACCGATCGGTGCGGGGGAGCCGTTGGTCATCCAGGGTGCCATGGAGGACAGCGGTCTGGGCGAGCGGACGATCACGGGAGTCACGACCTATGGTTCAGGCTACGTCGTCTCGGTCACCGATAACATCCTGGCTCCTACGCTCGATCAGTACGAAGGATACTTCCTCCGGATGACGACATGCGCGGCAGGTGCGGCGTGCGTCGGCTTGACGAGACTGATCAGAGGCAACTCCACGGGTGGTCAATTCGAGTTCAACATTGGATCGGACAGTAGCACTATCAAACCAGCAGTAGGAGACAAGTTCGTCATCGAGAAACCGAGCTCGATCATCTCATACAACAACAAGTTCGTCATTTCTTCGATAGGGAATGGTGCACCAACATCGTCATTTCAAGGTTCTGTCATCTTCAACCAGTTGCGATTCTCTTCGACAGCAAGCGCGGCGGTTTTGTACATCCAGGGAACGACCGTGCACATGAAAAAGGTGCAACACTATTCCACGTCGGCAAACGGGATTTATGTAATAAATGGTGGAATGCTCAATACGGGCAATCTGACATTGTTGACCTCTCCGGAGATCATGGGGGACACTCCGACATATGGTGCATCGCTGTACATATACATCCCAACGTCCGCATACTCAAACGGCGGAATCTGGGTTGTGTCTTCTGCGATGTACGGGCCGGTGGTTCTAAGAAATGCCGCGATCTTTGGGTTTGCTGCATACTCGGGGGCCCCAGGCCCTAACGTGAACCCAACCAATGTATCGATAAAGGGTGGGCATATACGCGTCAACGATCAAGCATCAGTGAACGTGCTTGCTAGCTCTTTTGGTCCATTGTCTCAAATAGTCGACACGTCATACGCAACCTATCCCTGTATCGAGCTCGGAGACGTACAGGCCACGATTACCGATATCGAACTATCTAGGTGTGTAGGAGGAGGGGTGTCACTCGGAAGAGGGGGATATGTCAGATTGAACAGTGTGACAGGAACGGGAAACACTGGATTCGGCGTGCGAGTGAAGGAGAATGCTACAGTCTACGAAGGTTCAGGAGTTACAATTGCAGGGACAACAAGTGAAGTTCTCGTAGGAACTAGGACTACAACGCACGCGGCGATTGCGGCAGGGACTCCACTGATCGTACCTCCTCACGGAACCATATCTGCGTTTGGGGGAACTACAGAATACCCGCTTTCCGGCACGAACACTGGAGACGTGACGCTCGGCGCGGTTGGATCAACACCCAATGCGAACGGGGCGACTCTCACCGGCCAGGTGTGGAATGCACAGCCGGCAGACGCGACCTATCCAGGCGTGGTGACGGTGGGCGCTCAGACGATCATGGGTCCCAAGACTGTGACGGGTCCGGTGTCTACGAATGGTCTCCTGTCAACGGCTCTCGCGACTCCGGTCAACGGCACGTTCACGACTGGTGCCGGCACGCTCACAACGGGGACCTACTACTACGCGGTAACCGCACTGAATGCTACCGGTGAGACCGTGCCCTCAACTCGGACGAGTTTCGCGGTCACGGGGCCGGCCGGAGTCAACATCAACTGGGGCACAGTATCAGGCGCTACGTTTTACAAGATCTACGGTCGGTCAATAGGGACCAACTTTCTGATGGCAACCATCGCGGCTCCTACGGTGACATGGCTAGACGATGGCTCGGTGACTCCAAGTGGCGCAATGCCAAGCGTTGGTTCGAGCGCCAACATATCAGGCGCCAATGATATTACTGCTGCTGGCAAGGTCATTGGCACGACTGGCGTAGCAGTTCCGAGCGGGCAAAAGGTCTGTTTCGATGGTCCAACCACATGCAGTATTTATGCGTACGCTGCCAGTGGATACATACAAATAAAAGGTAGCCAGCTCGCACCCGATAGTTTGAGATCGATGGGGGCAATAGAGGTAGTTGGAAACGACGGAATAAAGCAGGTGACAGCCGATACACAGGTGTTCGTCGTGGCAAACGACTCGTCTGACGGCAATGCACGAGGAGTAATCTTGCGGAATGCACCCTCGTTGAGCACGGCTGGAGATCGCTTGATCACGGGTGTCAATAACGCGACTGATGCATTCGACATCGATAAGGATGGCTCTTACCATCAGATCACTGCGCCCACGCTCCTTACGTGCGCAGCCACGTTTCGCCATCTAAAGACGGCTCAAGTGGGTGCCAGTGCCGGTAAGTATGACAAGGAGTGCATGTGTGTAAGTGATAATCAGGCGTCTCCAACATACGCCTGGAAAAACACGTCGGGTATTTTTGCAACGGAAGCCGCATCAATCGGGGATAGCACTACATGTCCCGATCCATGAAGTCACAGATGTTCAACTCGCTGTGCAAAGGACAGACGGCATGAAAAAGATATTGGGCACATTGGCAACTTGTGCGGTAATGATCATGGTGGCCTTCCCCGTTCAGGCAGGGACGGTAACTGGAAGTCTACAAGTCACTGCGACCGTCGATAGTAACTGTGCAGTCAACGCATCTGCGTTGGCTTTTGGGATCTACAACCCGATGGCAACTAACCCATTGGACGTGAATGGGCAGATTAGCCTCACGTGCACTAAAAACACAGCATATGTTGTCAGTTTAGGGCTGGGGCTGCATTCTCCAGGTGGTAGTACCCGTAGAATGGCTGGAGCATCTGACTTTTTGATCTACGATATCTACTCAGATTCTGCTCGGACTGTGCTGTGGGCTTTGACAAACACGGTTTCGGGTACTTCGACTTCGTCAACAACTCCAATCAACCTCCCTGCTTATGGTCGCATACCGGAACATCAAGATGTGCTATCTGGGGCATACAATGACACTGTTTTTGTCACTGTGAATTTTTGAAGCAACGTGACAATACTATGATTCGGTTCCTTCCCCTCCTCGCGCTCGCGGCGTTCTCCTGTGCGACCTCGCGCGCGAGGATGGAGCCGTGCCCAGTCTGTACTGATGGAGGGGGGGTGGCAGCTCGACCATGCCCGAGTTCGACGCGGGTCGTGCTATCACCGTTGCCTGCGCCTCCACCACGACCGACACTAGACAAGATGCCAGCAGGCTGTGGACCTGCATTCATGGCATGTCTCACACCAGAGGAAGACGATAAGCTACAGAACTACTTCAAAGCTGTGCGAAACTGGGCTGTAGAGGTCTACGCGAAGGGGTGTGCTCATGGGCAATGAGACGGCTCCTCGTCGTGAAGGGGTTTCGATGAAGCTCGTGGCGATCCTTGGTTCGTCACTTGCTGTTGTGCTTGGGATGCTTTCTACAGTGTTGGTCCTGCTGGTCAAATCTTTCGTCAATCAGATGGAAGTGCAACATAAGGACAATATGGCCATGCAAGCAATACAGCATGCGGATAACATGGCATCCCAGAAAGAGACTCGGGAAGTGCTCCAGGATCTTGGCAAAAAACAACAGACTCTAAGTGAGACGCTTCGGAAGATCATTGATAAGAAAAGGGCACCATGAAAGCTACTTTGTAGGAGGCTTGCTGTGGTGATCGCAATTGACTTTGATGACAGCATTGTGAGTGCTGTACGGTCCTATGAGGACTTGTCTACACCACTGATCTTCAAAGTGAATGCCAAGTATGGTCTTCTTTCGCTCAAGAAGGCAGGCCACACCTTGATCCTTTGGAGCGCAAGAGCGAGCCCTGTGCTGCTGGAAGACCCGTCGCTTGATCCTTTGGTCAAGTGGGGTGCGAAGAAGCTTGACTTAGAACGATGGGAAAAGATGGTGTCTGTCCATCGAGCCCGTTACCAGCAGATGTTGGACTTTGTCGCGCGTGAGCTACCAAGCGTCTTTGATGCAATTGATGATGGTCATGCTGGGAAGCTTCCGGGCGTGGATATGTTTGTCGATGACAAGGCACTTCGACTGGGGTACGGCACAGGTGGGTTCGGTTGGGCTGCGATTGCGCAAGTCTTCGGGTTACCCTACTACCCACCGTTGGAGGCTGCTGGATGAGAGGCATTCACACAAAGAAGTTCGGACATAGGACAGGTGAGACACCTCAAGAGATGCACGCACGGCTCGCGTGGAAGGGGAGAGTGTGTAGGTCGTGTGGCGGGCCACCTGTAATCAGGATCAAAGTGCTGACACCTGTCAAAGAGATGAACCCTGGAATCGTTGCAGCCATAGCACTCAGGAACCCTGATGGCTCTGGGCAGCTCCCTGTCATCAAGACGGCACATGGGGATATGCTCATGACAGCAGATGTGTTCGCGTGCAGGGCTTGTCGGCGGGATGCAGAACGTGCAGCAGCCAAGGGCCCCAGCTTCAACATAGTGGAAATAGATAGAGGCGTCGATCCAACCAATAAGCGTGTGTTTGGGTGGGAAGGCGACCAGCATGCCAGCTAGGGTTGATTTCTGGTCTCGTGTTTCGCCTGAGCCGAACACAGGGTGCTGGCTTTGGCTTGGTCCATATTCGCATAACGGCTATGGGCGTTGTGGTGAAGAACGTGCGAATAGGGTAGCCCTTTCGCTCAGGCTAGGGCGTCAACTTCGGAGTGACGAAGAGGCCGCACATAAGTGTGACGTTCGGTGCTGTGTAAATCCAGATCACCTATTTCCTGCGACGCACCAACAAAACGAAGATGACAAGAAAGCAAAGGGACGGCAGGCTCGTGGTGCAGAACTTGCAAAAGCACAAGCTGCGTCTAGACCACGAGGAGAAACACATGGCATGACAAAGCTTACAGATGCACAAGTGCTAGAGATCCGTGCTCGACATGTTTGTGGTTCTAGGGGCTCAGACTCTACAAGCGCGCTAGCTAAAGAATATGGTGTTGATCGTACACTGATTTGGATGATTTCAACTAAGCGCATTCATAGGGTTGTTGGTCTTGGGTAAAGTCATGACGCTTGATCAGCTCAAAGATCTATCGTCCAAGACAGCAGACTCGCTAGACGGCTATGTCGTTTCTGATGATGTGACCGTTGTTGTGATCGTTGCTGACAATGACCATTGCGCGTTCTCGTCACGTGGTGACGATAGCATAGTCAGGCAGTCTTGTGACTATGTCAAAGAAGTGATCGAAAAGGGTAAGGGCACTGAAATCCATGTGGGTATTGCATGAGCGAAGCAGCTGCTAAGTACATGAAGAACAGAAAGGGCTCAAGCAAGCCCGAGCAGCACGAGCATCATCGGTCCAGGGAGGAAGATGGCGCGCTCGCCAGGATGCGCCTACTTGCGAAGAAGTACGGGGTCAAGTTGGACAACGACGGCGAGGGCGGCTTGCCTTCCAGCCTCGTGCTTGCTGTGCTGAAGCGAGATCATTTCGAGTGCAAGCGCTGTCAAGGCAAACGTGGAAAGCCAATCACAGTTCACCACAAAGGTGGGATCGTTGAAAGCAAATGGCTGAGTGAGAAAGGACACAACAACGATCCGAACAACATCGTGACACTATGCACGGCGTGCCATGACGATGTGCATGAGAAAGCCAGGGCAGAAGGTGTAGACTCCAGCCAGGTCAAGCCGAAGGGTGATGACTTCAAAGGGCAGCACGGGCACGATTGATCGGAGGTACGTTAGTGGGTGAAGCACCTTCTGATTCTGTGGTGAAGCCTGGTGACTTGATCAAGCTCGGGCCGCATAAGCTTTTGTGCGGGGATTCGACTGACTTGGCTTGTGTCAAGCACTTACTTGGCTCTGTGACTCCAAAGCTTGGGTTCACATCTCCACCATACTTTGACCTAAGAGCGTACAAGGGCGGATTGAACCTAGGCTGTGAGCATCTGGCAAGCTTTCTTGTGGCTCCTTGTGATGTGTGGGCTGTAAACTTGGGGATTATAATAAGGGGTGGTGAAATTCTGAAGTATTGGGATACATACCTTGATCATGCTAGATCTCTTGGCTTGAAGCTTTTGAGCTGGAATGTGTGGGACAAAGGCTCGGCTAGCTCAGCAGGAAGTATGAATGCTATGTTTAGCATTCAGCATGAGTTCATTTTCGTTTTTGGCAAGCACCCTGTTGTTCTAAATCGTACTGAGCCGAACAAGCAACCAAATGATCATCCGTCGAGTACACGTGATAGACAAAAGGATGGATCTACTTCTTTTCGATTGCATGGCCCCATACAACGCTTCCGACAACTAGGCACTGTCATAAAACAAGCTCCACAAATGGCACGCAACCTTGGATACGATTTTCCTGCGGCGTTTCCTGTTGAGC